TTCTGCTCGCTCATGCTCAGTTGGAATTATTTGGCTTACTTCAGCGGGCGCCGCAATTTCAACACTTTATGGAACAGCAAGTGTTGATTCAAGCAGTAGTTGGGGTCAAAAAACAGTATCAGGAACCGCGCCTGCCACCGCAGCATATGCTCAAGTAATTGTTAGAGTTGCTGATACTTCAACAATTGGAGAAGTTCACTATATTGACAAAATTGCTTTCCATGCTGGGACTTCACCATTTTGGACTCGCGGAGGATTCTCAAATTTTGTATTTGATGTTGAGCGCACGGACGATAATGGCGCAACTTATTCGGCTATTAGAAACAGCCCAGTAGACGCATCAACTGCACAAATTGCACAATTATCTGATTATGAAGTGCCATTAAGCACCGTTGTTTATTATCGAGCGAAAGCGAGGGCTACTATCTAATGCCAGTTTTATCCTCGGGTTATGTAACCTCTTCAGCCATCCAAGTATCAAATCCTGGATATTGGTCATTTGTCGCTCCTGAATCTCCCACGATTTCAGTTAATGATATTTCGGTAAAGCAGCCACTAACTTCTAGCATTGTGGAATCCTATGGAAGTTTTAAACCTCTTGGAGCAGCAAAAACTATTGTTGTTGCTGGAAGCATTTATGGCGTGGATGGAAGTTATGAATTTACAGTTCAAGGGGAAACCGAATGGGCTGCCCTTGAAAGCGTTCTTACTTACCAAGGAATACTTCATGTCCACGACCCTCTTGGTCGCCAAAAATATGTGCGTTTTGTTGATAGAAACTATGTTGAGTCAGGACCCATTGCCAATCTTATTCGCACCGTCAAAGTAAATTATTTTGAAGTAGATGCCCCATAATGTATCCAGTATCGAACGCATTTTTAGCCGCTGTTCGTCAATCTCATGTAAGCATGGTAAGAGTTGAGATTTACGATATTGCTAATGACAAGGTAATAAGCACAGTTTCCCCTATTGAGGGAGAAGTTACCATCGATAATCGTAGAACAATTCGCCGTCAATGTTCACTAACTTTTGTAGATGCTTTTGGAGATTTAGTCCCAAAAAATAATCGTTCTGCCATCTTTTTGCCTTACAACAGAGAACTCCGTGTGTATCGCGGCGTTAAATTTGCTGATGGAAGTGAAGAGTTGGTGCCTCTTGGAGTTTTTATTCTGACAGATGTAAATATTACAGATACAGCCCAGGGCGTAAAAATTGAAGTGCAAGGCTCAGATAGAAGCCTTAAAGTTCAAAAGGCTAAATTCACCGACCATAATTTTTACATTTCAGATGGCACAGCAAAAGAAACGGCAATTGACCAAATACTCAAAAACCGTTTTCCTAAAGTTAAAACAATTTTTCCTGCTACAAATCAGGTAACAACATTGCTTTATCCAACTCTTGACCAATCATCAGACCCATGGAAAGAATCTTTAAAAATTGCGGAGTCTGCTGGAATGGATTTATATTTTGATGAAGTTGGAACTTGTCGTATGCGCCCTATTCCAGACCCAGATGTTGATTTGCCAGTTCAAACCTACAAAGACACAGTTGATTCTGTGCTAACACAATTGTCAAGAAATCTTTCAAGCAGCGATACATACAATGGGGTTATTTATACAGGTGAGGGAACAAACCTTTCAATTGGCGTCCTTGGAACAGCATGGGATGAAAACCCCGCTTCCCCTACTTATCGTTATTCTTATGGTGAAGTTCCATTATTTAAATCTTCGCCGACTATTCTTACAGTTGGTGAAGCGGTGGCGGCAGCCCAGGCTGAGTTGCGCAAAGTAATCGGGGCAGCAGAAAAAATTACATGGGACCAAATTGTTAATCCAGCCCACGATGTCTACGATATTGTCAAGATTGTTCGTGATAAATCTGGAGTTGATAGAAACCTTGTCATTGATTCATTGACTATTCCTCTATCGCCAAGTTCTACCATGAACGCCGCTGGAAGAACTCGGAGATTTTAATGGATTTAAATTATTTAGTTAAACAAATAAAAGAACCATCTTCTGGACTTCGTTTGCGGCAAGCAAAAGTAATCACAGTCAATGCCGATAGAACAATAAATGTTCAAATTGCAGGTGATACCAATACTTTGCCTTCAGTTCGATACTTGAGTAATTACGCTCCAAAACCTGATGACCAAGTATGGTTAATAAATTCGGGTGCAGACTTGCTTGCTATTGGAATGGTTGCTGGCGCAGATAGAACTCTTGCCCCAGTTGCTTACCGAACTAGCGCCCTCACAGTTACAAAAGATACGAACACCTATGTTTCTTTCCAAGCCGATAATTCAGACGGGTGGGGATGCTGGACAGTCAGCGACCCTACAAAACTTACAATCCCTGTTACTGGTCGTTACATTGCCACCGCATCAGTTTTATGGGAAGGGCAAAATAGCGGCTATTGCTCTGTATTTATTGAAAAAGGCACACAGGAAATCGCTAGACAAGATGGTGTATTAACAACAAAAGAACATGGATACCACATGGCGGTTAGTTCAATACCTATCACTTTTACTAAGGGGGACTTCATTCGTATGGGAGTTCATCATGACCATAACCCTGATAATGATTTAATTCTGAGTGTCGCGGGAGTAGACCATACAGGTTATTTTAATGCGCTATCTTTAATCTACCTCGGTTCATAAATCATAGGTTAGAATTAACTCACCTAACATTAGGAGAAATAATGGACAAGAAAACACAGGCGATGCTCGCCTCATACGGACGCTCATTTTTAGCAGCAATGGTTACAGCATTTATGGCAACAGGTGGCGACCTTTTCGCCCTCGACGCAGATACAGCCAAGGGAATCCTTGCAGCGGGTATCGCCTCTATCCTCCCTGTTGCACTTCGTTACGCTAACAAAAAAGACCCAGCGTTTGGGCGAGTTGCTGAAATTGCAGCAGCAGAAGGCATGAAGAAACTCACAAAAAAGGCTCCTGCCAAGAAAGCGGCTAAGTAATGGCTAAAGCAGCCGATGTCCTTTCCTATGCCAAAAAATTTGTAGACGAAAAATATGTCGAAAGTGGCGACAATCAAACAATTATGGGCAAGTGGTATGGAACAAATGGTTTGCCATGGTGCGCAGCATATGTTTCATATTGTTTTCATTTAGCGGGCGCATTAAATTTAATTAAAATGACTGGCAAAAAAGGTTTTGCTTCATGCGATGTTGGAATGAAGGCTTTTGCTAAGGCTGGGATGTTAGTTCCAGTCGGACAGGCTAAACCAGGAGATATTGTTTTCTTCCAGTTTGATGCCGATGCACAGCCAGACCATGTTGGATTTGTTTACTCAAATGATGGAAAGAATTTAATTTGTCTTGAAGGTAATACAAGTTCCGATGCAAAGGGGTCACAGTCAAATGGCGGAATGTGCGCAAAGAAGAAGCGTCCATATTCCCTTGTCATGGCAGTTGCCCGACCAAAATACGAAGCGGCATAATCATGGCAGAACACGAAGTAACCCTTGGGGAAATCATGCGTAGGCTGGATGAACTCAGCGATGGCATGAAGCAATTAAATGCCTCCATCGGTGAAACTTATGTCAGACGCGATGTGTATTCTGCCGACTCACAAAAGATTTCTGTAACTTACGACCACATGATTCAGCGCCTTGAAAAAATGGAATCGCGCTCAGAATGGGTGGTCCGCACAGTTGGAGTAATCCTTATTGGAGCGGTAATAACAGGCACCGTCTATCTAAAGGGCGCACTAGGCATTTAGATTTGACATTCCCAACTGGGGTGTTATATCCTCTCCCTTAACGAGAGGAGCAATAAATGACACAACCAGCAATCGACGAATTTGAAGTAGTCGAGGCACCAGCACCCGAAGGCTTTCGCGTTGATGATGACGAAAAGGCTGAATGGGCAGTTCGAAAGTTAGCCCGTATCCGACGCAAGCAATCGGAGAACAAAGCAATTTATGACCAAGAATTAGAGCGCATCTCAGAATGGCTCAAAACGGTCAATGAAGCCCTTGAAAGGGACGCCGCATACTTTGAGGCAGTCCTTACCCCATACGCGCTCCAAGAGCGCTTCAATGGTCGCAAATCGCTAGTCCTGCCCCACGGCACAGTCAAAACTACGGCTGGTCGCGCCAAGATTGAATTCGAGTCCGAAGATAAATTTATCGAATGGGCAAAGACCAACGACCCAGAGTTAATCCGTATCAAACACGAAATCAACAAAAAAGCACTAAATGATTTGATTACGGACGATTACCAGGTAATATCAACCCAAGGTGAAATTATCCCTGGAACCAAGGTAATTCCACCGACACCATCCGTTTCATTTGCTCTAGGAGAGGATAAGTAAATGCCAACTGTAATTCAATTGCTTAACGAAGTTATGAAAGATGTTGGAGCCATAAGCAAAACTGACAAGAATACTTCGCAGGGATTTAATTTCCGCGGAATTGATTCAGTCATTAATGCTGTATCTCCAGCACTCCGCAAACATGGAATTGTTGTAGTTCCGTGCGTTGATGATTACCAATACGAATCAATCGAAATTGGAAAAAACCGAACAGTCATGGGTCATGTAAAAGTGCGAGTTACTTACACTTTTGCGGGTCCCGACGGTGATGCAATTAAAGCAAGTGTTGTAGGAGAAGCCATGGATGCAGGCGATAAAGCAACAGCAAAAGCCATGTCAGTTGCATTTCGCACAGCCCTACTTCAATCACTTTGTTTGCCAACCGATGACATTGACCCAGATGCTCAATCATACGAGCGCTCTGAAAAAGTTGTTGTCGATACAAAGGCGCTTGCAACTGCAATAGCACAAGCGGGTGACATTGAAACTTTGGCAAAAATTGGTCAATACATCACAACCAACAAAGACCACATCGAGCCAACCATTCTTGAAACATTGCGTTTGTCATTTAAGGAAGCGCAGTCAAAAGTTGCTGTAGCGGTAGTTGAGAATCCAGTTGAGGAAAAATTAGCGGTAGTTCAATGAAAAATAGAAAACCAATAATTGTTTATTGGTCCTATGCAACTACTCGCCAAAACTATCCATTTATGAGATTGCTGGATTCAAAACCCCAGTCTTTATTTAAAGAGATGTTTAAAGACGAAGTTGGTGCGAGTTACAAAAATGACCGTTATTCATCTTGTCCATCCGCAAGAATTTTAATGAACAATATGTTTTTTTGTTCATTGCCTTTTGATGCTGAAGTTCATTTAAGTGACGGAAATATAGTTTCTAGTTCGCATGACGGTTGGTGGATGATTTCTGCTGAGCCAATGATGAATAGAACTAGACTTGATTTTGACATGGGCTGGACATTTTTTTGTGAAGAGCCTTTAGAAATTGAGGTAACTCCTCCCTATATGCACAAATCTACCTCTAGCGAAGGTTTTATGGCTGCTGGAATTTTAGATATAGGCAGGTGGTTTCGCTCCGTAAATTTAACTTGGATTTTGGAGAAAGACCAAAAAAGTTTAAGTATTAAAAAGGAAGAGCCTTTAATTTACTTTAAATTCAAAACTGATAGAAAAGTAATATTTAAAGAATTTGTTCCGACGGATATTACTTTTAGCGCATTTATGGCTGTGCCTCGGCACTCAAGAGCAATAGGAAAATTAGAGCCTACTCTTGAAAAGAGATACAACTTGTTTGCTAAAACCAAAATGGCAAAACTTTTATTGAGAGAGATAAAGGAGAACTTAGTAGATGACGAATGATTTTCAACAAGAGTTACCTTATGCGGGAACTTCAGGATTTTCGGGAAGCACAACTTCCGAGAACCGCGCCAGAACAGAGGATTCTAATGGGACAACAGGTAAACGCCAAAAAGAAGCATTGATGTTTCTATGGATGCAGCATGAGCAAGGAGCAACCTGGAAAGAGATTGCCGATGAACTCAATTTGCACCATGGGTCAGCGAGTGGCGTATTATCCGTCCTCCACTTAGCGGGAAGAATTGAGCGGCTTGCGGACACCCGTAACCGCTGCAAGATTTATGTTCTTCCCGAATATGTGGCGGGTCGTAAGACTGAATTACACCGAGGCAAAAAGTCATCGGTTCATAATTGTTGGAATTGCGGAGTTAATTTATGAGCATCAGGTGGATTACAAAAGTTTGGTCGGACAGTCCATACAACGGAACCCGATTATTAATCCACCTGGCGCTCGCAGATATTTCTCACGATGATGGTCGTTTTTTTGCAAGCCAGAAAAACTTGTCTGAAAAGGGAAGATGCACAGTCGAATATGTTCGCAAAGTAATTAACGAAATGGTTGCCGATGGACATTTGAGAATTGTGACTAAAGGTAACTCTCGGGGCAATGCCACGGTTTATCAATTATTGAATAAAAAGGTCCCCAACACAATTGGGGAGTCTTTGCCGATAATGGATGATGAACTCCCCAACTTAGATACCCCCATCTCCCCAACTTTAGAGGTCCAACTCCCCAACGCCACTCCGCACCATCCGTCCTATACATCCGTCCTATCTACAACAGGCGAAACTGCTCCCGCAGTTTACGCCCCTGGAGAATTAGCGGCTAGAACTTGGTGGGAAAGACTGGCAACAAAACCGATAGGCAAAGGTGCATGGCACTCATTGCTTGAGGTTTGCAAGGCAGCAGAAAAACAGGGATATACCTCAGAGCAAATCGTAAATGCTTTGAATTATGTGGGAACAGTTCCTAGTATGCGTCAAATGGATTTAGTTCTGAGAGGGAGGGGGGTAAAAACTGCACATGAGAAATCTGCCGAGCGAGCAATCGACCTCGCACAAAAACTTAGGGATGAATCTATCTGACATTGCAATGTTACTTGGATTTATCGGAATCTATGACCTTCGAATTCAAGTTGATGAATTAAAAGTTCGAGCATGGGCAGAATCTCTTGATAAAGATATTCCGCTAGATGAAGCAAAGAAAATTGTTTCAGCGCACTATGCAAATTCAGATGCAGCAATAAACCCCAGCCATATCAATCGGGGTTGGAGAGTTCGATTGCTTGCTGAAAAAGAGCGTAAGCGTTCTGAAGCGGTAAGCAAAGAATTACAAAGAGTAAGAGATGAAGCCGCACCAAAAGAAGTTGCAGAAAAATATTTGAACGAAATTCGTTCTATTTTGAATAGAGGCAAAAGTGAAATGGAAACTAATTCAGGAGAGGTGGCATCTGACACATGATGATATTTCGATTTGCCAAATGGCTTTTATCTTGGCGGAGCAGACGACGGAAAAAATATGCTCTGCTTGCCTGGACTCCCTCGCGGATGGATTAATTGGGTGGCGAAATATAAGTTAAAAGTTGAAGATGAAGTTCGCTTTACCGTTTTAGCCCGCGCCGCTTACAAATGTGAAAGATGTGGCGGAGGAGCAACCGCTTTTGGATTTTCAGTCCACCATCGTTTGCCTCGAGGAATGGGCGGCAGTAAAAATGCAAATCTTCACAAGCCAGCAAACTTAATAACGCTATGTGGTTCTGGAGTTGATGGATGTCATGGCTGGGTTGAATCAAATCGAGAAGAGGCAAGAACCCTTGGTTATTTGCTTTACCGAATTGATAATGCTTCAGAAGTGCCATTTACGGACACTTCAGGAATTGCATGGCTAATTGACGATTCAGGACAAAAAACACGATTCGACACAAAATGGACAAGCATTTAATGTTTACGCCATGGAATGTATATGCGGCTGGGAAGATGAAGAGCAACTGGTCTATCGACTGGAACTTGCTCAAAGACCATGGACGACAAACGGGGAACGAGCGGGGAACCGCTGGGAAAGAGCAGAGAAGGTCAAACTGTGGAGAACCGCATTTGAGATTCTTGCTAAATCCGAAAAAATCCCTGTTATGTCCTGGATGAGCGTGACGGTTGAACCTCATCAAAAAGGCGGACGCCTTCAAGATGTAGGAGCGTGTAATCCAGCAGTAAAAGCGGCAATTGATGGAATCGTAGATGCAGGAGTTTTACCAGATGACGGTCCTGCATACATGAAATCGTTAATTTTCTTACCGCCACAAAACGACAGAAATTCATTAGTGCTTTACATACGAGGAGCGAGGAAATATCTATGAACTGGCATTTATTGCTAAATATCTTTGGGGTTGTAATTAGCCTTTTTCTATTAACCCCCTTTATAATCATCCCACTACTTGTTTATCACAAGGCACGGTTTAAAAATGAGTTGGAGTTGATTGCTGAATATCACCCGCACATGGAACAAGAAGATTTAGATGAAGCCTTTATGAGAACCTTTGGAGGAGAAAGAGAATGACAACGATGGAAGCAAATCAACTAGACGGCAAAGGTCTTGAAGAAGTAAAGATTATGACGGCGGCTATTCGTGAACACCAGAGTTCAATTCACGATTTAGGTAAGCGCCGCAAGCAATTAATTCTTAGATTGCGTAAACAGCGTATTACTTACCGCGAAATTGCTACAGCCATGGGCGTATCTGAGCAGTTGATTTATAAAATCATCCGTGATGATATTGACCGCACTCCGCAATATGATGCAGAGGGCAAGATAATCAGACACAGAGGGCGACCACCAAAGCCTGCTCAATAATGAAAGCGAATATAAAAGTTGCTGGAGTTGAATCGGTTGCTATCGGCAGCCTAACTTCATATCCAACCAATCCTCGACGGGGCGATATTGATGCTATTGCATCCTCTCTCGCTGCTCATGGTCAGTATCGCCCCATCGTAGTTCAAGCAAGCACAAATTTTGTATTGGCTGGCAATCACACCCTAAAGGCTGCTAAAAAACTTGGCTGGAAGAAAATTAAGATTACGCGGGTAGATGTATCCGAGGAGCAAGCCCGAAAGATAGTTCTTGCAGATAACCGAATGACAGACTTGGCAGGCTATAACGAACCGCTATTGAAATCTTTACTTAACGCTTTACCTGAACTTGATGGCACAGGTTTTACTGCATCTGAAGTTGAAACGCTAGACCGATTGCTTTCAGGTGACCAGAAAGAAAACATAGGAAACACTAAGTCTTTACTTAACGACCCTGAAGTAAAGATTGCCGCTTGGCGATTTACGATTGACTCTGAGGCTTACGAAGCCTGGTCCGAACAACTGTTCGAAGAGTTTGGCAAAACTAAGTCAAAAGCCATTAAAGGAATTAAAGAGCGACTTGGCTTCCCCGAAAGAATTTCTGAAGCCCCTGAGAAGGTCATAGAGCGCTCAGAGAGCGAACCCGAAGATGTCCAGACCGTATCAGTCAAAGAGATTCAGACACACCCCTTAAATCCCCGCGAGGGCGATATTGGGCAGATTATTGAGAGCCTTTCAACCATGGGTCAATACCGACCAATTGTTGTTAATAAGCGAACAAATCATTGCCTAGCAGGAAATCACACGCTGACAGCAGCAGTTCAATTAGGCTGGGAAAAGGTCGCAGTCCATTGGGTGGATGTAGATGACATTGAAGAGATAAAGATTTTAATTGTAGATAACCGAACCTCAGACTTGGCAACTTATGATTCAGCCGAACTTCATAAATTGCTAACTAGCACAGGGCTAACGGGAACTGGATTTAGCGCTGAAGAGGTAAGCGAGATTCTGGCTGGGGGAAAAACAAAGCCTGGTCATAATCCAATTGGGCGAACCAATATCAAAGTGGGTAAATTTAATATGCGAGTTCACACCGAGGATGTCAATACCTGGGCTAACACAATTTATGGCTGGAAAGATGTGGCTGAGTTATTATTAATCCCCGTTGAAGCCTGTGAGGTAGAGGAAAGTTAAATGAAACTATTTGGATTTGAGATAACTAAATTAGATAACAAGGCTGAAACAAAAACTGTCACTTGTTACCATTGCGCTAAAGAATTTAAAACTGGCATTAATAACATACGAGCCTATAACTATTGCCCAAGTTGCTGAAAGAGTAGAATAAACCCATGGAGAAAAGATTAGGCAAGTATTGGGTTTCATATGGGCGGCTATGTGGATTCTCATTGGGGTTTAATATTTCTAAATATAGCGCTGGTATTGATTTAGGTTTTTGGTATGTGGGAATTGAATTTTAATGAGGGGAATTAATCAATGGAGGAAAAGAAAGTGACAACCGCGCTCGCTAAAAAAACAGCGAAGAAACAGGTTGCTCCAGGTCGCCCTTCCCCAATTATGGATGAAACAACTGAGAAGGAATTGCTGGAGTATATTAAATTTGGCACTCCAGTTAATCGAGCCGTAGCCGCTGTTGGTATAGCAGAGAGAACTTTTTACCATTGGATGACCCGCGGAATGAACGAACGCGAGCGCCTTGCTACTGTATCTAACGCTAAACCTAATCCAACCGAAGGTGTTTATTTGCAATTTTTGCAGTCGGTTGAGCGGGCTAGAGGCGAGGCAATTACAAAAAAGGTTGCCGTTATTGCTAAGGCTGGTAACGAGGGAGATTGGAGAGCAGCCGCTTGGTATTTAGAGCGCCAGGCTCCAGAGGAATTTGGAAAAACCGATAGAGTCGAACATACTGGTAGCAATGGTGAAGCAATTAAACTCCAGATTGAAATGGGCGATTTAGAAGATAAGATTGCCAAAGTTCTAGCAGCGCGAAAAAGGTAAACATGAGTGAACGGCTTGTAGACAGAGTTCTCAATGCCACGCCTGAACAAAGAGCAGAAATCTATTTCTCATTAACCGAGGATGAAAAATATGCACTTGGCGCAATCTTGGATGCAGAGATTGAAAACCGATGGGCTAGATGGGAAACCGACCCAATTGGTTTTATTGAAGATGGGCTAGGGGAAACTCTCTGGTCCAAACAAAGAGAGATTTTACAATCCCTGGTAGATAACAAAAGAACAACAGTTCCCGCTTGCCACGCTCCAGGTAAATCTCACTTAGCCGCTAGAGCCGTTGCATGGTGGATGTCAGTTCACCCTCCTGGCACAGCAATTGCAATTACTACGGCATCAACTTTTAAACAGGTCCGAAACATTATGTGGGCGCAGATTCGTAAAGTTCATATTGCCCATGATTTACCAGGCGAGATTCTTACAACCGAATGGAAAATTGGCGGCACCACGATGGGCTATGGATTTCGCCCTGCCGATAACAATGAAGCCGCAGTTCAGGGTATTCACGCACCGCATTTATTAATTGTAGTTGATGAAGCGGGTGGTATTTCAGACAAAATTGGCTCAGCCCTTGAAGCGCTTATGACGGGTGGACACACGCGACTCCTAGTATTGGGTAATCCACCGACAGACCAAGAACAAACTTGGTTTGAAAGAATTTGTCAGTCGCCCATTTATAACACAATTGCAATTGGCGCTCACGATACGCCTAACTTCACAGGTGAACACACAGGAATGTGCAAGAGTTGCCCTCCCCATGTCGAAGAGCATGAAGTTTCTACACACCTTGTTGATGAAACCTGGGTCCAGGATGTAGTTAGCGAATTTGGCGAGGATTCACCATTCGTTGAAGCCCGTGTTTATGCCCGCTTCCCACAATCGGGAACAGGAAAAGTTATTCCCTTTACTTGGGCAGAGATGGCAACCAACAATGATGAGCCGCTTGATTCTAATTTAATTCGTCTGGGAGTAGATATTGCATCCGATGGTGGAGATGAATTTGTTATCGCGCTGGCAGATGGATACAAAGTAAAGATAGTTCACCGAAGTTCAGGCAAGGTTAATGCGAACGCCGTAGATGTGGCGGGAGTAATCCTTGAACATATTAACGCAGCCGTAGCAATGCACGAAGAGCGCGGGATTAGAGATAAAGTCAGAGTTAAGATAGATACGATTGGCGTTGGCTGGGGAGTTGTATCCCTACTAAAAACATGGCAGAGCGAACAAAGACACCAAGGCGAGATTATTGCAGTCAATGTATCCGAGCGACCTAAAGACCAAACTAAATTTAAAAATCAAAGAGCCGAGATGTGGTGGAACGCTCGAACCTTGTTGCAGCCCAGAGATGGGAAGCAAGATTTATGCCTAGATGTAGACCGTCAAGTTCTGGCTCAGTTAGCGGGTCCAGGTTACAAATCGGATTCTTCGGGGCGTATTCAGATTGAGGCTAAGGCAGATATGAAGAAACGCGGAGTTCATTCACCTGACCGCGCCGAAGCAATTTTGCTTGCTTTATACGAAAATAAGAATGTAGTTAATTTTGAAATGCCGCTTTCATTTAGCCAAACAAACGATTGGGCGCTTTAATCTTCATTGTGGCAATCAGCGCCGCAATTCTTACCATCCCAGTAACAACCGCAGCGAGCGCAATTTGTTTTATGTGTCATTCCTTAATTGTAACCCCGCGTAAAATAATATCGATTGCCTCTTGCGTTAATCGCCCTTCCAACAAATTATCACAGCGCTCGCAAACACATAGCGGCATCATTTCATATTGAATTTGAGCCGCTATGTCTAAGCGAATCTTTTCCTCACTCGGCTCCATCTTCAACTTTCTTTAGACGAAGTTCATCTAAAGCATTGAATCCACACTCGCAGATAATTGTCGTAATTTTGTCCAACCCTGAATCGGCTGGAGCATCGACTGAGGCAATTGTCGCAGTTGCGTGGTTATGGGCGGTATCTCCGAAATTATTAACTATAGTTCGTGATTCTTGGGTAGCGCCAATAGGCTTAAAATCATCTTTCCACCAAATTACTTTGTAACCCCCGTAGGTAGTTGCATAAGACATTGATTGAGGTTGAATTTTTTGAAGATGCTTATAAACCTCTTCTTCATCCACATGGCGAAAAACTTCTTTTTCTTCGCTTAACAGGATATAAGTTGTTTCTGCCATTTATCTCTCACAATCATCGTCTGGACTACCATGTTCTTTACAGTAGTAATAAGTTTTTCTTTCAGGATTTTTGCATTGAGGACAAGATTTCTCATCCTCATGCACAATCATCTGGGCATCTGTGTATTCGTGGTCGCAATGGTAACAATAGGCAAGACCTTCTGACCAGTTCGCCATCCAGCGCTTATGCCGTTCGCGCTGTAATTGTTCTAAGGCGCTCATTCAGGCAGGATTGATACAGGTTCAACCCCAAAGACCTCTTCGTAAAGGAGCGAGCCGCCTTCCCAATCTACCCAGTTGCCGTCAGATTTGATTTTGATGTCATCTCCAAACACAGCATCGGCATAAATCAGGATTGCTGTTACTACCGCGTCATAAGGCTTAAACGCAGTTTTGCAAAAGTTAAATCCAACTTCATCCGTAGCAATTGAGAAATCTTCGTGAGCGCCTTCACCTATGCCATTAAAACTAATGGCGGCACCTGCTGAATTATCTTCAATTGCGATACCTGCCTCTTTTGCAGTTTCAATTACTTTGCGAGCGCCCTCAAGAAACTTATTCCATTGTTCCTGTTCGATGCCGCTTTCAAGTGTCCAGTAATGTGTGTATCCCATTTACTTATCCTCCTCGTATCCATCAAACCAAACGCCAGCCTCTCTAGTGCTTGGGTCCTTGCAATGTGCTTGAGCCTGGTCAAGAGTTAATCCTTTTTTGACCACCGCAGTATTGTTATGTGCTGCCCACATACGAACGATTCTATATTTTTGTTCCATTTATGCAACCGCCTTTTCTGCCAGATAAGCCTGGACTTTAGAACGCCATTCAAGAGCGTATTCGTTATCAGTTTCAGTCAAAAGGTTAAATACCTTGGCTGGGCAGTCGAAGTAATAAGGACCAGCGCCCTCAGTAATCGACTTAACCGCAACGCTGCCGTTACGACGCTGAGTTAGGTAAACAACCGCAAAAACCGCTCCGCTGTTGTTGTTCTTACTTTTGAAAGCAGCATAAAAAGGCTTTTGACCGTGTTCATTCTTGCCTTCGCCTAATGCAAGCAATTCATAGTTATCGCCAATTTCTTGTTTGATGTCCCATTCAAGAAATTTCTTGGTCGATATATTCTTTCCTACCTGAGTTACATCCCACCCCATTATTGAACCTCCCGTGATAAATTAGTTGAAAAACCCCACTCAAGTTTTCTTTCGTGTTCTTTGATGTGTCTATCTGATGCTTGGCAAGCCTTGTTGAAAATCAAGAACTTACCGCGTTTGCCGCAATCGCAAGTCCATCGAAAGTATTCAATTTCAAATGCAAGAGCCATTATTTACCCCCTCTGGTAAATACTCCACCGATTTCACGGCGCTTGGTTTCTACTGACCAGCATTGACCACAGACCACAAAAAACTGATGCCCGTAGCCCTCTTCAAAGATATTGAATTGCTTTTGGCAATCATCGCAAGTTTTTATCATTACGCAGCCTCCTTAACAATTTTGCCTACAAACTTAATTTCTTGGATGTAAGCCCTGTTGTAAGCCAAGTAATCTTCAATTTCGCCAATCTTTTCAAACTCAACTTCCTGGACAGAAATCTCGCCCCTGCTCCATTGGTTTTCAATCTTGACAATTGCTTTTATCATTTCAATTCCCCTCTCTGAGAACAATCCAATTATATCATACCTTGGTTGGTTATTACGCAGTTTCCGCAACAAATATTGCTTGGATTCTGTATTTTCCGCCGACCCAGGCTGTCGCTGTTATCGCGTAAGCCTCAGCCTCGCTTTTAGTCGCAAAGTAATACTTTTCTTTTTGACCCTTGATTTCTACTTCATAGACTTTCTTAGCCATTTACTTGCCCCCCTCTTGAGCAGCCGCGAATTCGGCTTCGAACGCTTTCACATAGCAGCCCTGGCAAACCTGACCAAAGCCTTCATACTGACCAAACTGGACGCCGCACATTAAGCACTTTTCCATTTCAGCCCCCTTTCCCTTACAAACTAATTATAACCTACCAGGGTTAATAATACAAATCTAAACAATCGTGTCGATTCGAACAAATGTTCGCCTGATACCCTTAGCCCATGACCCTCACTCCAGTAGTCGCCGCACTTTTGAAGGCTTCATGCCCAACCGCGACACAGGATGTGAAGGTTAATCTTGCCCACCGAAAGAAGGCTATTGACACAGCCTCCTACGGTCCTCTCAACCCAGCGGAACCAAATACGGACTACTGGGAAGGGATTGCCAAGGAATGGGATGTCACACCTGCCGAGGCTAAAAAACAGCGTTGCGGAAATTGCGCCGCGTTTATTCAAACCTCAGCAATGAAAGAATGTATTACGGGCGGATTAGCCCAGGGTGATACAAAGGCTGACGCATATGCAATTGATGCAGCAGGGGATTTGGGATATTGCGAAGCATTTGATTTTAAATGCGCATCTCGACGCACCTGCCGCGCATGGATTACTGGCGGACCCATCACAGATAAAAACTCAAAACCCTCAAAAAAATAGTTGATACAATAAACGCACTACGGGGTTTTCCAATCTTAGGAGCATAAATGGCAATTTCTTCAAATACATCTGCGGGTAACATTTTCACACCAACGGAAGTTCTATACGACCCAACAAACAAGTTGCGCGTTGCTCAACCTCAGTCCCTTATCGATACAGACTTTGAATACGGAACACAGAGTTCCAAGTGGGAATCCCTTGGCTTGATTGATAACCGCCCATTTGCATATTCGGCACAGACGGGCTTAACAAATATTACTTCAATGACCCAGAACACAAACTCTCGCACAGTTACGGTTGTGGTCAGCACAGTTACAGCAACACCTAACGCAATTGCTGCATCAACCCCAACAGCAGGTTTCTTCCAGGTAACTACCGCGGCTGCACACGGATTTCAGGCTGGTCAATATGTAACTCTTTCTGGCGTAACAACAACAACTGCTTATAACGATACTTGGTTAATTTACTCAGTTCCTACAACAACAACTTTTCTAGTTCAAAGCACACAAACAGGAACAGCAACTTTCTCAAGCGCACAAGCAATTGCTGGAGTGGCACCTAGAAACTTCACACCACTTGTAGTCCAGGATACTTTCTTGGTTATTGCAAACGGTAACTTTATTATTGAATCAGGCGGCGGAACATCAACATTTACCTACACAGCCCGTGCATCAAACCCAACAGGAATTACAGCAATCTTTGATACAAACAAGACTGCTCTTTATCTTGGAGCGCTTTATGCAAACGCTGCTATTGGACCAACAGGCTCAGCAAGATTTGCCCTTTCAACAAACAAAGTAACCGTTACTACCGCAATCCCTCACGGACTTTCAATCGGTAACGAAGTTGCAATTACAGGTATTACTGGAACAAATCCTCCTAACGGAGCCTTTCAAATTGCTCAGGTCCAGGGCGACAATTCATTCTCCTACTATGTAGTAGGTAGCGCACCATCTGGTCTTACAGTTTCAGCAGCAAATGTTTATGTTCGACCACAGGCTCAATTCCTACACCGCCCATTTGACGGCGGAGTTATGTTTTCATCTAACGCATCCTCAAACTACGAACAGGCAATTCGCCAAACTCGTCGTTATTTCCGTTACCAATCAGGTAAGGGAATTCAGATGTCATCAGGAACAGTTCTCAAGCCGAGTTTTCAGGTAGATGGTTTAACTTCTTCAGGAACAACTGTTACCGTTCAAACAAAAGAACGCCACAATCTTCAACCAGGAGCAAATGTAACAATTGCAGGAGCAACTGAAACTGCATACAACGGAACATTTGCTGTTACCTCTGTAACTGGGTATAACACATTCACTTACACGGCTTTATCAGCACCTTCAGCATCTCCAGCATCAGGAGAACATTACTCAGCAATCGTGAATTGGACTGGTGCAGTAAACCGTCTTGGAATTTTTGACAGCCAGAATGGTCTTTATTGGGAATATGACGGACAAACTCTTTATGCAGTTCGCCGTAACTCTACCTATCAACTTGGTGGAAAGGTAAGCGTTGTAAATGGGTCATCAATTGTTCAGCAAACAAACGCTGCTTTTGCTACTACTTTCTCACGCCAATTAAACCCAGGAGATTACATTGTAATTCGCGGACAGTCTTACCGAGTTACAGATATTACTTCTGACCGACAAATGACAATTTCTCCATCATATCGCGGAGCAAGTGCTAACTTTGTAATTGTTTCTAAAACAGTAGATACAAAAGTTCCTCAATCATCATTTAACATTGATAAGTTGGATGGAACGGGCGCAACTGGATACAACATTGACCTTACAAAAATGCAAATGTTCTATATCGATTACACATGGTATGGAGCAGGTTTTGTTCGCTGGGGTGTTCGCGGTCCAAACGGAACCGTCACATATGCTCATAAACAAGCAAACAACAACACAAATTATGAAGCGTATATGCGCTCAGGTAACTTACCTGGTCGTTACGAAGTAAACACACAGCCTCCATACACAAAACTTACAGCCTCATTGACTGATATTGCTACAACAATTCCAGTAGTAAGCACAGCAGACTTCCCAACACCAATTAGTGCTAACCAACCTGGAGTTCTTTGCATCCGCGGAAATACAGGAACATCAATTTCAATCACATCTATTACCGCTTCAGGCACCCAGGTAACTTATGCAACAGCAAGCACAACTGGACTTTCTGTTGGTCAAACAATTGACATTCAAGGCGCAACAACACTTGGCTTTAATGGTCAGTATGCAATTGTAACTGTAAACGCAAATACAAGCATAGTTGTAAATAGCACAGCAACAGGTTCTACATCTACCGCAACGGGAATTGTTCAAGTAAACGAATATGTAACCTACACAGGAAAGACTGCAACATCGTTTACTGGAGTAACACGCGAGCAAGCGGGACAAGGAACATTGGCTCTTACTGTTGCTTCAGGCTCTAACATCGCAACCGTTGGTTCTGCAACAGCCCTTCAAGTTGGTCAGCGTTTAATTGATACAACAAACGGATATATGCCTGAAGGCACATTTATTTCAGCAATCAACGGAACTACTTTAACTCTTAGCCAGGCGGCAACAGGTTCTAACCCAACCGTAGTTGCAGTCCCTATGGGTAGCGGCGCTGGTCAAGCATTTGCTTTCTCAACAACAGCCCCAATATCAGTTGAATACGCCTTCCCAAACTTTGCTCCAAGCCTTGCGCATTGGGGAACATCTGTAATCATGGATGGTCGATTTGACGATGATAAGTCGCTTCTCTTTACTTATGGTCAATCAACATTTACTGGTATTGCAGCAGGTGCATCAGCGGCTTTACTATCAATCCGTGTGGCACCATCGGTAGATAACGGTGTTCCAGCAGCATTTGGTTCCCGTGAACTTATTAACCGTATGCAGTTGGTTCTTCGTGCGCTAGACATTACTACAAAGACAGGCGGTAACCTTTTGATTACTGCAATTCTTAATGGTGTGCCATCTACTGCTACACCTTGGACAAACGCGGTTCGTAACGCAATTTCCACAAACAACTCTTCTCTTGCACAAATTGCCGACTACGCGGGTGGTTCAACCCGTGTGTATGGTGGAGAAGTAACAGGTGGATTCTTCGTATCAGGCACAGGTTCTATTGACCTCGAGCGTGTTCGTGACCTTGGAACAAACATCCTTGGCGGCGGCGGAGCAAACTCAGATTCTCAAATCTATCCAGACGGTCCCGATGTATTGACAATTTTTGCTCAGAACATTGGAACGGGTGCAATGGATGTTACTGCTCGTCTTTCATGGTCTGAAGCACAGGCGTAAACAAAAATACATTTTGTAAATCAATGACAATTGATAGCCTTGCTTTAGTTACCGAATCACTTTCGGCACTAGACAGATGTGACCGATGCTCTGCAAGGGCATTAGTCCGCGCTCAATTCCTTAACGGGGACCTACAATTTTGCGGTCACCACGCTAAGGAATTGGGCAATGTGCTATTCATTAAAGCGCTATCTGTATACGACCCAGACGGAATTGTCAGCCTTTAATAACTCAGATAAGATAATCTAAACTTATTTGAAGGAGGCTAAATGTATATTTCTCCAAAACCAATTTACCCAACAAAAGTAGTTGCTGGCTGTATAGCAATTTATGAAGATTTTTGGGATAAAGATTTAATTGATGCAACTATTGAGGCAGTCGAAAAAGAATCAGCACTTGAAGATTCTGGGGTTGTATTTAAAAAATCCCGCACATTTGAGGATACCGAATTAGAGGATAAAGGTTTAGCGCACACTCAGAAGAGAACAAATTTTGGCATTTCTTTAAGTGAAAGCGGGAAGCAAAATGAAGCAATGCGCCAGATTAATAACACTTATTTTGACAAAATGCTGGCTGCTATTGAAGGATATAGAATTCAATTTAATATTGAAGAACAACTTTTTGCTATGGAGCCTTTGAGTTTATTGCGCTACCAATTCGGTCAAAAATATGATGCTCATTACGATGGAGGAACGGCTACTGCTCGCTCTGTATCTCCAGTTTTTTATATTAACGATGAGTATACGGGCGGCGAAATTGAATTTGTTTGGCATAATGTAAAACTCAAGCCAAAAGCGGGAACATTAGTGGTATTCCCATCCAATTACGCCTATGCCCATATAGCCCATCCAGTAATTACTGGAACTAAATATGCAATTGTTACTTTTGTTCGGGACAGAATGGATGCCTCAAGCGCCGACAACCGTTGAAATAATTGAAGCAATTACAGTTAAAGCAAAACTTCCAAGCAATGTAATTCCCCATAAATAACGCAATTCAGGAAACTTTGCTGGCGGACGCTTTTGCTTTATTACTTGGTTAATTATCTTTGGATGAATAATGTCATCAAAGCGTTTTTCTATATTTTCTTGGTTCATGTATTCCTCTCGCGTCGCAATTTGCAACTGGGGTAAGAATACTATGATTTAGTTTTAGATGCAACCCGAGGCTTTGGTGTCACCTTATTTTGGGTGTAATAAATAAAAGGCGAAGATGTATAGGCATCGTTATCCGCAGCAATCTTTAAAGCCATTTGAATTTTGGCTCCAGCAGCAAGCGCTCCAATGGCATAACTAGACCCTGAGCCAACGCCATAAAAACCTTTTGCATCCAGGCTGACAGAAAAATCATCAGATAATTCAAAGACCTCTCCACCAATGGAAATCAAAAAAGCAAATTTTGTTTCATCATCCTCTGCATCCCATTTATATTCGTTATCTTTAAAAGCGGTCTTTAGCGAAGGAACAACTTTTGCAATCATAAAATGATAAAGGTCTTTTTTATCTTTTTCCGTTGGGACAGGCGGAATCCAAATATGTTGAGCAATATCGCAAGGCGCACATTCGCCGCTTCCAGCAATTATGTATTCACCGCGTTCAGTTATCTTCACCATTTTAGGATGAGATGCAATGCGCCCGCTTCCTGCTGTTACTTGGCTATCTGCTCCAAATACAACTTTGTCGGGATGCTGGACAGCGACGATTGTGGTCATGCCGCAATCTTACTGGGTCCTAAATTAGAGCCAGGGCTGACTCGCTCCAAACTTGAGGCGTCCCAGTATCAGGCGTATATCCGCCCGCGCCCGTGAAGAGAATAGGCGTATCGGGGAATTCATACCTAATCTGCTCCATAGCCTCTGAATAACCACCGACGGTGTAATTTAATTCCGCTAGTGGGTCCTCAGCCAAACCATCTGCACCGCAAACAATGAAGATAAGAGTTGGATTAAAAGCCTTGGCTGCCTCAACAAAAGACATAGTGCCTAGTTCTAATCCTTCATCATCTGTATTGGCTGCTAATGGAAAGTTAAAGACTTTGTTATCAAAATCTGAAACTAAACCAGTTCCAGGAAAGATTCCATATTGGTGAAGTGAAAACTTCAACACATTTGGATTAATCCTCAACAGATTCTCGGTTCCGTCGCCATGGTGAGCATCGCAATCAAATATTGCTACTCGGTGACCAAGAGCCGTAGCCTTAGTTGCCGCGATAGCCAGGTCAGCAAATACGCAAAACCCGCTTGAATAGTCATATTGCGCATGGTGCTTACCGCCTGGATAGTGAATTGCTAACTTGGTAGTTCCATTGAGCAATTCATCGAGAGCAGTAAGAGTTCCACCAACAAACAACTTTGCTAATTCGCCTAAGTCGTGGCGAGCGCCAGTCCATTCATCTGATAAACCTTTGACGGTTACATCGTAGACATATATCGGGTCATGGACCAGCAGCAAATCATCGGTATGCGGCATCTGAGGTTCAATCTCATAAATATTGTATTTATAATCTTGTCCCTTGAGCAGCAATTGATTACGCGCTAATTGAAAGCGTCGCCCCTGGGTAGGGTGCGTAGGGTCAAACACCCAATTGGAATACTCGGGTGAGTGAACAATAATTGCATCTTCCATCTCTATACCTCTCTCTCATATTAAACCCCAGTTTACCTTATTTTTGTTAATAAGGACAATTGGCGATTAGTTGGGCAAGCAAGGCAGAACGATTCTGCCGCTCACTTTTCGAAATTGCAGAGCCATTGCCAACCCATTCTTTGTATAGATTCTCAAAATCTATTGTGTTCGGTGCTGGATGGTAAACAAGACATTTACAAGGAGATTGACTCATTCTCATTGCAGCACCCTTTTGCTTTTCTAATTGTTCCATTGGATTCACGATAACCACTCCTTTAACTTTTCAACAGGATAACCAATCTCATTGAGCCAGGCAGTAACCTTTTCCACATCTTCTGTGGCACAAAAGAAATCTATGCCCGCTGAGAAAACATTAGATGTTGGCTCAGTTAAAAAATATGTCGGAGCAACAGCGCCATAAAAGTTTTCGCAAACATTCTCAGCGAATTCATTAAAATGCGCCTTGCGTTGATGGAATTCATCAGCCCAGCCAGTTGTCCAGCCTGATGCTAAAACGGTCATACCCTCAAAGTTCTTGACGGTTTCAAAATGACCGCGCCATCCGCTAGTCTGGACATATTTACGACCCTTCTCCTCACCAAATAATTTATAAAACCAATCAGGAGATTCATCGTATTCCCCACGCGAAAAGTCGCTGCCAAAAATAACCTTTTCCGCTTCAGGGTCACCATGGACCTTTAAAAGCGTTGAGGCGCCCTCAAGGTCTGATTGCTCGCAGCCATAACAGAATGTCTTTTCAGTCATATCTGAAATTGCGTAGCCATCATCTTCTTGAATAACTTCTTCGCAACCTTCGCATTTTAAAATTGTTTCGCTCATAGTTCGACCTCCTTGAGTTTTCTTTCCTTGGGAGTAACTACGCCAGCCTCAATAAGACTTTGAGCGGTCCGTCCGTAGTGACCCTGGAGTTGCCAGGCAAGGTCAGTATCAACAAGGTGTTGAAACAATTTAATAGTGCCGTCATAATCAAGTTCGCCTGTTTCATAAGCAATAATCGCGCCTACGCGGTCATAAGGCTTTTCTGTAGGACAATCCGCATACGGATTTTCTTGACCTTCATTATCTTCACAGGTGCAAAAGTTAAACTTTTCAACCTGCGTGGCGTGAGTCAATTCTGCTAACTCTCCCCATGAAATTGATTCTTGGCTCATTCTGCTACCTCTCCCTCTATTTTGGATTTAATTGTTTCTTTAATTTTGTCGGTATCGACATTGCCAACACCAAGGATTACTACATGGTCATCAAACCAATTACTCATTAGGCAACCGCCTTTCCGAATTCAACATTGCGGAAACAGGATGCTTTGTAAGCAATTTCGCCTACCTGGTCTGCATAAACACCTGTGAGAGTTCCCTTATCGGAAACTATGCCCTTGCGGACAAACTGGCGGCTTACGGTCCAGGTATCATCCCAACCAAGTTCAATTCGAACCCGATAACCGTTGGATACTGGAAGTTCAATTCCGATAGTTTCGCCAGAGTTATTCTTATCGACCCCGACGCGACCACCTGAAATTGCAAAGATGTTCATGCGCCCAATCTGGGAAATCAATTCATCTTCGTTAAACGGACGACCTTCTTGCTTTGTCATTTTCTATCCCCTCTCTAGGATGTTCTGATTATATCACGGGAGTTGGTTATTGAGATACTTCTTGCTTCTTTGAAACGCGAAAGACTGATTCACCGAAATATTTAATTTCGACATCTTCAATCTTTTCAAATCCAAAGTCAGCGCAGATGTAAACCTGACCATCAATTTCAATTTCATCTCCGACGCTTATCGCTGTGTGAGTGCGAAATTGAGATAACTTTGGCTCAATGATGTCCCAAAGTTGCCCGCTGTAAATGTTTGTTGCCTTGTAAATTCTTTCGCAGAAACCGATGTTTAATGAATCAGTAGTGAAATGAGTAAGGTCATAAATGTTATGCTCAAACTCTACGGATGTTATAAACCGACCCTGCTCAGCCTTATCGCCAAACGCCTTCCAGGTAATTTTTACTTTATTCACTTTGCCCCCTCTTTAATTTTTCTCTGATGAAGTTGAATTAATCGACCAATCGCTTTTGCATATTCTGCTTGCTTTGCAATTGGTTGAGCAAACATTGCTCTGTCTAACTGGTCTATTGCCTTAGCAATCTCTTGAGCAGTCATCTCTTCAAGCGCCTTCATTTTGTATCCTCTCTCTCGGTTACAAACTAATTATATCATACCTGGGTTAGTTATTCCTGTTAATTCTAACCTGCGACACAGGAATTCCTCTTTCCTGGGCAAACTTCCTTTTTGCCTGAGCAGTCGCCGAACGCTTTTGCTTTGATTCGGCAGTCAAAATCAAGAAGGCGACAACATTTGCCCAGCCCTGAGCATCTTCCTCAGAATCAGCAGCGTAAGTTGCTAACCACTCAGCAGCCCCATATAAATCTCCTGTAGATGGTGATTTTGGAACTACCAATTCTTCGTGAAGGTATCTATCTACAGATTCGTAGTCGGAACTAATTCTGTTCCCCCACTTAAAGCCTTTGTAATCAAGCGCCATTTTTATCTCCTCTCATTCATTTACAACCCCAGTTTAGCATAGATTATTCCATTGCTACAATAGGAGCAATCGTGTCCCCGTGACCCCGTGGCTAGGGTCCAATTTGAAACTTTTACGCATTTTGTCCGTTATGGGGCTTATATCCTTTTGGGCAATTTTTCCAATGTCGGATTCAGCAAGCGCTAATGAAATCGGCTCACCAATGGGTCTTACAATCCAGGACCAAGGCAGTTCAATTTTGCTTTCCTGGGATGCTCCAGCCGTCGGTTCTGTTCAACCTGAGCGCTATGCGATTATGTGGACTTGCCCTAGTTGCGGCAATGGATACGGGATAGCAACTGGCAACGGCGGAGATGCGTCCGCTTTAAAAACTTTTATGGTAATTCCAAAAGAGATGCTGCCTGCCGATACTTATACTTTTCAAATTAGGTCAGACAATGACAGCCTTGGTGTTTATTCCTCATATTCAAACACGGCAGTAATAAATACTTCTAATCCAATTCTTTTACCCGATATTTCACCAAGTCCTGCGCCGTCGTTAATTCCTGCGCCTTCAGCCAGCGCAAATCCTTCTTCAACTCCTGGACCTTTACCTTCTCCGACTTCAACGCCCGAGCCACAAATCTCACCCTCTGCAAGCCCACAGCCCAGCCCAACACAAACGCAACCAGCGATAGAACCAAATCCATCTCCTACTCTTTCACCAAATTCAAGTGCGGCTCCTGTGGCTCCAACACCTCAACCAACTCTTCCAGTCGTCCCAAGTCCATTGCCGTCGGAACCAACCCCCACTCCTTCTCCTTCACCTCAACCAACATCGGAACCATCACCTTCACCGACTCCAACCCTTCCACCTGTCGTAGAGCCGACTCCGACACCCCAACCGACCCAGGAACCTGCGCCGAATATACCTGAACCCACACCTGAGCCATCTATTCCACCACTCCCTTCCATTGACCCGATTCCCGATTCTGTTCGACCTGAGCCACCTGTAGTCGCGCCTGAGCCAGAACCCATTCCCGACGAGCCTGCTCCAACTCCTGAAGAACCTGCGCCAACTCCTGAGCCAGACCCTCAGCCCGAGCCTCCTGCGCCCGCGCCCGAAGAACCTGTGCCTCCAGTAGCCCCAGAAGAACCAGCGACGCCACCAGTAGAACCAGAAGCCCCGCCAGTAGAGCCTCCACCTATCGACGCCCCAGATAAAGAGCCGTTGCCAGAAGAGCCACCACCGTTGCCAGAAGAAGAAGAGAATTCCAACTTGCCACCTGAGCCTCCAATTCCAGGATTAATTCCAAATAATCCTGATTCGTTGCCCGATGATATTCCTAAACTTCCTGAAGAGCAAGCATTGAAGCCTCATGTTCAAGAAGATAAACCTGGAGTTGAAAACGGAGGCATTGAATTTTACGGAACTAAAACTCAGCCTCAAGTTATTGGCGAAGATGGAAATTTAACTCCACCTCCACCTGAACCTGGAAGCGGTGACCCAATTCCGCCTGACGCGATTACAACTACTGAAACTTTTATTGGTCAGCCTGGAGGCACAACTTTTAATGCTCCAGATATTGCTGTCCCAGTTGAGCCAATTGAAATCAATATAGATATTCCTGGAGTCGGTGAATCGGTCCAGGCGCTTGCCGATGCTTATGTAGTCATGGCAAATATTGGAAACGATATGTCACCTATCACCCGCAAAAAAGCAAAGAAAATTCTGGTTGCAACTTTAGTTGTCGGTCAGATTACACAACTAAGAAGGAGATTCTAATGAAAGGTTTATTCAAAGACCTGGCAGAACAGATTTGGACTTTCGTAGGTCTGTTTTCAGCATGGCTTGTATTAACTGGCTCAGCAAAAACTGTTGTTGGTTACGCAATTCTAATTTCTACATTTATGTGGATTACCACATATCCAATTCGTAGAGATAAGGACAAAGAATGAAAAATATCAATAATGTTTTAATGCGTATGCTTGCAGTATTTGCTGCATCGGGTCTATCGGTCATCGGCGCTGGTTCTTTGTTTGGACTAGAGCCAATTAAGTCCGCTGCTATGGCTGGCTTGCTTGGAGTTGCCACCGTAGTTGAAAGTATTTCTCGTTCTTTTCTCAACGATGGCAAACTCACTTCAAACGAAATTAATGAAGCGTTTGCAAAGGTAGATAAAAAGAAGGCTTAAAGAAGAAACGCTTTCTTTAAATCTCGGACAGTCTTTTGAGCATCTGTCCGCGCCTTGCTTTTTACTGGACCTAATTGAGTAGATTGAATAGCCCGATTCAAGAAATTGATGAGGGCTATTTGCTCTTCTCGATGCAAAGGCTTTTGGGCAAATTCTTTTTTGCGTTGAGCCTCTGCCCGCTTTTGTTTTTTTGCAGCAGCCGCAATTTGATTTCTCGTTAAACAAGATTTATCAATTGGCGGTAGCGCTTTATTATTGTGGCGAACTTTGTGAGTTTTGTATGATTCACGAAGTTGTTTTGCCAATTCGTTCCCGAAAGCATTTTTAACCAGAAATAAAAAGATTCCCGCAAATTCGGGTCCGTGTTTAGTTTTGTATGGCGCTAAGCAATGAGCCAATTCGTGAAGAATAATGGCTTCATTTCTAGCCCATGTGCCGAGTGTGATTCGACGACCCCCATAGGCTTTGCCGCCGCCTCGACCCGACTCGATATAAATTTGGCGGGTGCCAAATCTTTGTCTGAACCAGTATTGTTCACAAATTACATTTAGGTATAACTGGCACTCATGGATAGAACTTTGTTTGGTGAGATTAAATTTAATCTCGGGAAAATTTTTACTCCCAGTCTTGATGACAGTTTTTCCTGCGTCATACAGGAATCTTTCAGCCGCATAATGTCGGCTTTTTTGGTTATCTCTAACCTCTTTCACCATAGCAGTTTCCTCTCTTACGCTGCTTGAGCAACCTGTTGCTCTTTATGTTCTTGCTTTAAGTGGCGCCCAAGGCTTTCAAAAGCCATTCCGCCGCGGAGTTGCCATTCCTTCTCACATACTGAACAGATGACGATTCTCATATCTGCCCCCTCTCATAACCCATTATACACTACTGGGGTTTGATATTCAAATCAAGATTACAAGTCCAGGCTCGGACACGCCGATATTCCAGGATTGGCATGAGTTTGCATATCTAACCCCAGTAGGGTATATTTAGAAATGAGAGAAAGGAAACCAAAGTGGTTACAAAAGAGTTTGCAGTCAAAATTGACACGCAACTATCTGAGTTGCATAACAAGCGCTGGAACATTCTTTCTGATTTAGAAAGCGCTCAAGATTCTTTAAAGTTCTACCAAAAGCATTACCCAAACGGCGTTGAAAAGATTTCTCAATACGAATCAAAGATTATTGTTATTAGAGAAAAACTTTTTCAGGTTGGAAGTGAAATCTTGGATTTAAACAAGATTTATGACCAGGACCCATGGACAAGAGCGTTTTTAGTTATCAATAACAACGGTCATGTTCACAGTTCAATGGATTGCAATACTTGTTTTTCAACCACTCGTTACCAATGGTTGATTCAATACAGCAACGATGATGAGAAAACAATCGTTGAAGATGCTGGTCAAGATGCTTGCACAGTTTGCTACCCATCTGCTCCAGCAGATGTCTTAAACCGTCCTTCAAGAATTGTCACAGCGGACAAAATTGCTAAGGCTGCTGCAAAAGCAGAGCGTGAAGCAAAGAAGGCTGCAAAGTTGGCAAAGCAAAAGGCAGACGCTCCAACAGCATCAGGAGAGTTCCTTTACTTCAAAGATGGAAAATACACAGAAGAGATTCGCACAGAGCGCACAGCGGTTTCTGAGTGGAACAACCTTCAACGGTCAATCAACAGAGAAATTGTTACTTACTATTACAACGGTGAGCCTCACACAGAAGAATCTATCCAGGACCAAAAGGACCAAATTCTAAAGGCTCAAGATAAAGCGGACATCATCTGCAAAAGCCTTGCTGAGAAGCACGGCGTTTCATTTGACCAACAGTTAAAAATACTTCAAACTAAATACAACAAAAGGAGAGTGGCATGAAGTGTTCAAAATGCGGAAGCCAATTTAGGCTTCAAAAAATGTGGTTTGGATTCATTTGCGGGTCTTGCGAAATAGACCAGTCAATGAAGCAATACGGCTTGATTTCAAACAAAGAATAATATAAACTACAGTTATAAACCTAGAGAGGGGGAAACATGAGCGCCAAGGTAGAAGATTTATTTGCAGATTTAATTAAAGCAACTGGCGAGCCATTGCACTCAGATTTACTCCCATATCTTGAAGATGGAGTTCTGGGCAAGCAATTGCGTCACCCATTGGTTTATCAAGTTCCACTATGGGCTAACGGTCATGCCAACGCTTATTACTTACAGAAGAAAAAAGCGGTTGCAGAAGCCTTAGAAAATAAGAATTATAATTCTTATGTATATTTGCATGAACGCCCATATCGATTACAAGCATTTATCCAAATTGCAGATAAATTGTCTGATACAAAATATTGGACTTTGCTTAGTTCGATTTGGACCGACACAGAAAATCAATGGCAAAACCATGAAATTTGGAAAACATTGCTTTCATCAAAGCGTTCTAATCGTCATTACCTATCAGGAGAAGAGGGCGACAATTTGTTGCGCTCATTACCTGAAGAGGTAACAATTTATCGTGGGTGCCAACCAGGATTAAACGAAAACGGATTATCCTGGACCCTGGATAAAAACAAAGCAAAATTCTTTGCCAATCGATTTGGTGAAGAGGGAATCATCTTAGAAAAAAAGATTCCGAAGGCAAGCATCATTGCGGTCCTTTTGGGTCGTGGTGAATTCGAGGTTATCTACGAGGGGGTAATCAAGTGATAGAAAACTATTTCAACCGAAAAGGCATCAAATTGTCCCGCAAGGGTCAGCGCTGGGCAGATAACGCCGAGGCAATTGTGTTCTTGGTCTTTATATTGCTCGCATTTGGCATTGTGGGGTCCATAGAGAGCGGTAGGTGGTTCTGACCATGGGATTACTCAAGCGACTATGGAACCTGGCTCACAGCGACAGTTTAGGGGCTATTTCGCCCGAATCTTTACGGCGTTTACAGCGCTGGGAAAACGAGCGGCATCTTCAAGAATTAGCCGATAAGCGACACGCTCAACAGGATTTGAATATTAAACCAGAGTAGGATATAATTCATTTGTAGCCAAGAGAGGGGATACAAAATGCAGACAGTATACGAAGTCAGTTTAAAAGGCTGGCACGAAAAGTATTACTTTGCGAAATTAGAAGTAGCAAAGAAATTCGGTGAGAAATTTGTCGCTGAAGGATACAAAAGTTATGAAATCAAAGGCATTACTTTGAGAGAGGAAGTCTAAATGACAACAGCAGTTAAAGCGAAGGCGGCATATGAAATTTATGTCAAAGCATCTGAAGCGGCAGAAGCCGCAGTCCGTGCTTGCCGACCAACTCCAATGATTGTTGGTTCCCCAACAACTCCATTTGGAAATGAAATCGACGAAACAAAACCAACATATTTTGTTGAAGGCGGTGTTTGCGGATTTGCTTCCGTGGTCATTAAGCCAGCGCGTGGTTCATTGGTAGCGCTACTAAAGCAACGCGGTATAGGGCGCAAGTCTTATTACGGCGGCTGGGATGTTTCATCCTGGGAGTTTGCGCCAAGTATCCGCCGTGACCAGAGTTACGAAAGAGCGTGTGCAGCAGCAAACGCGGCAGCAATTGTTCTTCGTAGTTATGGAATTAACGCGGGAGTAGATTCCCGAATCGACTAAAACAAAACAATTCGCCCGCTAGTCACCGTTCTGATTAGCGGGCGATTTACATACATAAGGTCCCACCCTTTTTCCTTATGTGTGTAATGGTGGTGTATCCTACTTATGTGGGCGCCCCACAGTTCCGTGGAGTCGATTGCCCGTTATGCCATCCTCTCTCACCAGGCGTGATGTGTGCGCCTCCACGGAACACCTAAATTTTATGCTTAACTTAACCTGGGTTATATTGCAAATTGTCAGTTTTATCTGATACCTTAGAGCCAGGTTCGCAAACTACCTAAACTAAAAGTGAAGCCAGTCCGATACTGGCAACATAGATATATCGCAGCCAGCGATAAGAAAATGTTCGCTCCAAACTTTGGAGGAATATTGCGCACTTATGAAAACAAACTTGTAAATCCATTCACTATCGCATTAGCAGCAGCGATACTTATTACGACTAATCCATTACAGATTCCTAAAGACGCACCCGCAGCAGCGGATGAACCTGTAATTGTTCAACCAGTATTGGTTGAAAGAACGCCCGAAGCGGCAAAAGAATACGCAAAAACAAAGATGGCTGACTACGGCTGGAAATCTCCTGCTCAATGGGCTTGCCTCCTGGATTTGTGGACGGGCGAATCAAATTGGCGACCAGATGCCTATAACAAACAAGCCGTATATCAAAATGGCGAGCGCCTTCACGCGGGCGGGATACCCCAAATTTTGGGACTTGACCCCGATACCACCGTGGAGCGCCAAATTGAAAGAGGCTTCATTTATATTCAATCCAGATACGACACGCCATGTGCAGCAAATAATTTTTGGCATACCCATTTTTGGTATTGAGTAGTATGCGGGGATGGACAAAGAAGAAAAGCCATCCGCTATTGATGATGCACTTGCTGAAATAGCAAGAATCGCCTTTCCTGACCCTGCAATATGCACGGGTTGGGTTTTGGTGTCTGAATGGTTAGGTAGCGGTCCCCAGGATTATTGGACTCTAACCCTTGCAGATAATCAACAACCTGAATGGCGCCATAAAGGATTACTTCGACACGGTTTAGAAACATGGGGAGATGATGACCTTGGAAACGAATCAAACGAAAGTCCAGAATCAAATCGATAAGGATAGAAAAGCCCTTTACGAAAAACTTATGCAAGAGCGGTATGGAATTCCGACACGCGGAGATGAAATACAGGAAAACTCTCAACCATAAGTTTAGAATTACTACATGGGTTTAATGGATTTCGTAGATAAGGCGCCTTGCGCTGTATCTGACCCATGGCTATTTGACCAAACAACAGTTGATTTAGCCCAACCAGGATTATCTTATTGCGCTCGCTGTAAGTTTTGGCAAGAGTGTGATGATTTAGTTCTTCCAAGAAAAAGTCATTATGATGGAATTGCCGCAGGAAAGATGTGGCGTAATGGAAAAGTTTTGGCTAAGTTAGACCCTGATATTCCTAACCGACTAATCGTAGGTGAGGAAGAAGAAATAGAAGAACCCAGCCTGACCCAACAAGAATAGGATAAATAAAATGACAACACTTACAATCACAGGCAATCTTACAAATGACCCTGAACTTCGCTTTATCCCTAGCGGCAAAGCGCTTGCAACTTTTACAGTTGTATCATCAAAATCAACAAAACTTCCAGATGGAACTTGGGAAAATACCGATACCACTTTTTGGGAAGTTAAATGCTGGGGCAAGACCGCAGAAAATGTTGCCGAATCTTTGACCAAGGGAATGTCAGTAATTGTGTCAGGTTCAGCAGTCCAAGAAAATTGGGAAGATAAAAATACAGGTCAAAAGCGCTCAAAGATTTCAGTTACAGCATGGAGTGTAGGACCTGATTTAAAGCGCCATTCAGCCAAGGTAAGCGTCCTTACAAGCCCGCAATACAAGGCTGCCAGCCCTTCAGACGCACCTGACCCATGGAGCGTCCCGTTTGGCGCCCAGGATGATGTTGCGCCTTTTTAACCCGTATGTAGTATAGTTGGGTTAATAATTTCCTTATGAAAGGGGAAAATAATGGCTTGGACTGATTACTTTGTTAATTCAATCCCTGGCGCAAAAGTAGTTGCATCAGCAGATGCAAAACCATATGTTTCACACGAAATTGCACTTCGAGAGTATGTTGAGATTGAATTAAACATTCAAAACGAAGCATTGCCATTTCATATTTTCTTCCGTCGCTTTGATGCTATCGGTGGAGAATTGGAAAATCGTTTATTTGCACAAATGGGCGAAAAAACATTGGCTCTTAAATCTGCCAAAGAATTAACTGCAATGCGGCTTAATTCTATGGAATTTGTCCTAGACGGAGAATAAAAGGGCAAAATTCACATAACGCTATAATCGTTCGATGGACGATTACTCAGCCTCGGTTGATGGCGTCGTGTCTGTTCTTGGTTCGTTTGCTATCCAGACCCATGAAGTATTTAAGGAACTGGTTAAAGCAGGCTTTAATGAAGAACAGGCTATTAAAATTTGTGTTGGATTAGCCACTAAAGATTAGACGAGGGACCATGGCAGAAAAAGTAAAACTCGATTTAGAAGAGTTTGGTTCGACTGGTTTACGCCGCTCGGGTGGAACTGTCTATGAAGAATTCCTTACTAACCTTCGTGGTATTCGCGGCGCTAAGGTCTACCGCGAAATGGCAGATAATGACCCTGTGATTGGGTCAATGCTTTACGCAATTGAAAAAGTTATTACTCGCCTTGAATGGCGCGTAGACCCTTTTCAGGAAACTAAAGATTCTGAATCAACTTCCTCAGAAGCCGATGAAGAAACAGGGAAGTTTATTGAAGATTGTCTGCACGATATGTCAGACTCATGGGACCAAACTCTTTCAAGCATTTTAAGTATGCTTATATTTGGATATTCCTATCACGAAATTGTTTACAAATACCGCGGTGGTCTTGAAGCAAAAGATGGAAGTCGGCGCTCAAAGTATTCAGACGGAAAAATTGGTTGGCGTAAATTCCCAATCCGCGCACAGGAAACCTTGTTCCGTTGGGACATTGATGAAACAGGCGGAATTAATGGAATGGTCCAAGTGGACCCTTCAGGCGGCGGAACTCATTACATCCCAATTGAAAAGGCAATGTTATTTCGCACTAGCGTTAATAAAAATAACCCTGAAGGTCGTTCTCTTCTGCGTAATGCTTACCGACCATGGTATTTCAAAAAGCGTATTGAAGAAATTGAAGCAATCGGTATTGAGCGTGACCTTGCAGGTCTGCCAGTTGCATTTGTGCCACCTGAGTATTTATCAGCATCGGCATCAGATGCTCAGAAGGCTGTTTTGGCATCAGTTCAACAAATTGTTACATCTATCAAGCGTAATGAGCAAGAGGGTGTTGTATTCCCAACTCTTTATGACGAGAACGGCAATAAGCAATTTGATTTAAACCTTTTATCTTCAGGCGGTTCACGCCAATTTGATACAGATAAAATTATTCAGCGCTATGACCAAAGAATGTCAATGTCTATCCTTTCAGACTTCATTCTTCTTGGTTCTGACCGCGTAGGCTCATATGCACTTGGCTCAACAAAAATGGATTTATGGTCGATGGCAGTTGATTCAATTGCTAAAAATATTGCTGAGGTAATTAACTCTTACGCAATTCCTCGCTTAATGAAGTTAAACGGTATGGATACAACTCGTTGCCCAGAACTAAGTTATGGCGAAATCAACCATGTTGATTTGACTGAAATTGGAAACTTTGTAACTCAGTTGGCTCAAGCGGGAGTTCTTGTTCCTGATGCAAACCTTGAGCAATACCTACGCGATTTGGCTGGATTGCCCGAAGCGGACCATAGTGGAGCAAGTTTTGGTGCGCCACCTGCTCCTGGTCAAGAACCAGGAGTTCCAGGTGATTCAACATCTCCAGAACCAACAGTTGCCGAACAATTAGAACCAGTCGAAGGAACGGAACCGCTCCAAGGCGATACGGACTAGACCATGGCACTTAGGTTTAGTAAAGCCAATTCAGGGAAACGAATTCCATTAACTGCTGAAGAGCAGATAATGGCTCGCGCCTTATTGGATGCAATTCGTCGAACAACTAATTCAATTTCGGTCCAAGAATTATCTCGAATTATTTCTCAATTAGATGCGGATACTTTAGCCCGTTTACTTAGACAAATTTCTATAACTGGAGATGCTGCTGCTATTAATAGAGCGCTAATGCAATCTGTTAGTTTTGGTGGAGTTGAAGCAATCCAGCAAATTTCTCGCATTGCGCCTGCTCTTGCCCTACCAGCATTTATGCCAAGCAAAGTTCAAGTATTAAATCCTGAATCACTTGCAAATATGGATTTTACAAAGGTTCCCCGATGGGCAAGTAACGCTCCAGAAAAGATTGAATTTAATTTAAGTTTTAATAAAACTAATCCAAATTCTTTAGCATTTGCACAACGCCGAGCAGCAGAATTAGTTAAAAGCATTGACGAAGCAACCCGTATGTCTATTAGAAACATAATTACAGATTCTTTTGCTAACCAGGTAAGCCCACAAATTACTGCTATGCGCATCAAAAACATTATTGGGCTTCATCCTAGATGGGCAGAAGCGGTAGTTGAATTTGAAAAGCGCGAAACTGCGCGTTTAATTAAGGCTGGGGTAATAGAATCAAAGGCTATTAAAACTGCTCAGAGTTCTGCTGCTGGTTATGCCGATAGATTAAAACAATCTCGCGCTACCACAATCGCTCGCACAGAAATTCAGATTGCTCAAAATGAAGGACGCTACGAAGGATGGAAACAAGCAGACGAGGCTGGATATGTAGACCCTGCATCGACCAAAACTTGGATTACCGCTCCAGATGAGCGCACCTGCGATATATGCGCTCCACTCAACGGTGAAACAGTTCCATGGAATGGACTTTTTTCAATTGGCTACGAAATTCCTGGAAGAGTTCATCCAAATTGTCGATGCGCCATGCAAATTAATGCTCCCGAAATTGCATCGTTATGACCAAAACAATTTACTTTGCACCTGGTTTAAAACCAGTTATTAAACACCAAGAACATGACCAGTCAAGCCACGGAAATTGGGCTACAGGTCAAAAGGGTGGAAGCGGTCTAAGCCACCGAGAGATGTTTGAGTTGAAAAAACAACCTGACCCTCTTGTAAGAAAAGTTTATGAGGCTGAAGAAAAAAATCATAATCAGATTCAAGATAAAAATGCAGATATGCCTTCTGCCCCTAATCGCACACAATTTACTGATTACGCTGATTACGATAAAGCCTACAAACAGTATTCAAAAGATTTTACTGCTTGGTCAAAGAAAGTTACCACTTCCATAATATCCCCAATAGCAGAAAAGCATTTAGATGGAACACCTAGAGGCGTTAATGGATATATCAGAGATGTATTAAGACAAGATTGGTTTGTCGAGCAATTTGGAAAAGGTGGCGTTGCTGGAAATAACCTTGAGGTTAAAGTCACTTCTGCTAATGAGGCTGGGGCATATCAAATTGGATTCAAGGGCGACCTGCCCGTAAGTATTTTGAGAGTTAGTAGAGGTTATTCAAAAGCAGAACCTACTATCGTTCATGAGATTGCTCATTATGCTACAACAATTAGTGCTACTTCCCCTCATGGCGGACACGGAGTAGAGTTCGCTCGGAATCATATCTTCATAACAAGTAAATTATTCGGAGCAAGTTTTGCAGACGGACTTGAAAAAGCATACAGAGAGGCAGGTATACCTCTTGGAAACTAAAGATTACGGCTGGGAGATTATCGACCCAATTCATCCTGATTTGATTCCTGAACCTCAAGTTGAAGAAGTTTTGAAACACGGCACCCACGACCAATCTACCCATGGAAACTGGGCTTTAAGTGAGAACTATCCAGATTTACTAACCCTAGGCACATTCGATGAAGAATCTGAATATGACCCAGCGCTAATGGTTTATAGCGAGCGCTATGGAGTAGACAAAGACGGCAAAATCGTTGGAGTTGAAACCTTTGAGCATGATGCTATTGATAGTTATTCTCAAGAGGGGTATAAAAATATAAACGCGTTTCTTCGCAACCCCAGAGGTTTTGAAGGTTCTTATGAAATAAAATTTCTTCAACAAAAGGTTGATGGGTTAGATTCTTTGATTGATAAGGCTCCAGATATGTTCGGAGATAAAACTTTATTTCGAGTCGTAGATAATTTTGTTTTAGCGCAGTTAGCCCCAGGCGACACTCTCAGAGATAAAGGTTATTTATCAACTACACGAATAGATTTGACCAAAGATACGGATACTCGGGATGCGCTTGGCGAAATATATGACACACCTGATACCGTTGCTGTCATTCTTCCAAGCCCAACCAAAAGCGGTAAAGGAATTGCCGTAGACCTTTATCGAACCTCCGTCAATGATACGAGTTCGGTATCAGATAGAGAAAAGGAAGTTCTATTACCTCGCCAAACGGATTTGCTGTTTTTGGGATATAAAAGAGGTATAGGCTCTGAGGATAAGGTCGCAGTCTTTCAAAGGGTGGATAAATGAGCAGATTTAAAACCGTTCTTAAGGATGTTGAGATTATCCAAGCCGTTGAGAAACACGGCACTCACGACCAAAAGACCCACGGAAACTGGGCTACTGGCGGAACTCTTTACACAAGCATTATTGACCGTTTAGGCGGTAAAGATGTAACTGGATTCAGCCTGGATATTTCTAGCCGTAAACAGCCAACTAGCGGTTACATGGCGTCAAATGATGGCGCTGAAAAACCTATCGCTTACGACGAATTCTTTTCAAGCAGGGATAATGGGCGAAAAATTCTTTTGGACTACATAGAAAAAAACGCAGACGCTCTAAGCGAGCGCGGAGCCTATTTTGGTATATGGGTTGTAAAAGACCAGGGAACCGTGTATCTTGATGTTTCTCGGCGCTACGACTCCAGAGGTGAAGGAGTCCGCGCTGGATTTAGCAATAAACAACAATCAATTTACGACATCGACAATGATGCGTATATCTATATGAAGGACGAGGTAGATGACCGAACCAACAAAGCCGTTACTGACGGAAGTTCCAATTCCAGTCAATCAGATGACGGACGAAGAAAAGAAAGCCTTCGCGGAGGAAATTCTCAACGCGATAGAAAAAAACCGCTAACAACTTTTCCTCATGTTTGCATAGGCAGATATACGGCAGTTCAAAAACATCTTCAAGGATTGCATGACCAAGCAACTCATGGCGCTTGGGCTAGTGGGCGCTATCCAGAAGATTCAGTCAAAGCCGCCCGCGATGGTGCCAAAGAATATCTTTTTCAAAAAGGTTTAAAAGGCGATGACACAATTGATTACACAAAAATTGTAGCCAATCGTGAACGAGCATCCCAAATAGCCGACCTTTACGAAAATCTTCCGAAGATGGATAGAGATGCAGTCGATGAATATGAGGCGCTTGCATCCGAAGTAGAAGAACAGTTTGATTACATGACTAAGGTTTTAGGAGTTAAGGTTGAGTTTGTTGCCGATGACCCTTATAAGACTTCAAAAGAAATGTTTGAAGATGTAAGCAAGGGTTCTTTAAAAGTTTTATCAACAGCCACTACTGGCGCTCACCCATTATTTAGCGATGAACAAAATGACAAGTTTAGAGCAGTCCATGATTACTTTGGACACGCAGCAACAGGTCGGGGATTTGGGCAAGACGGAGAAGAGTCAGCCTGGGTTCACCATTCTCAAATGTTTACAGAAAAAGCGCGGGGTGCTTTAACAACTGAAACCCGCGGACAAAATTCTTTTTTTAATAATAGAGGAAAGCAATTTGCGGACCAGAAAGTTGCTTTGTTACCACCTGAGTTCTGGCAAGTTCCAAAGGTATTTGTCAAAACGCAAATAATTCGTTTTGCTCCAGGACTAAAGCCTGTTTTTAAGCATCAAGAACATGACCAGTCCAGTCATGGTAATTGGGCGCGTGGAGTTTCCGCTGAAGATGAAGCCCTTATAAACGAGATGGATGGTAAAGGTCCTTCATTAGATGATTTAGAAAATGCTCTTAAAGGAAATGAGCAGCCTGATTTATTAGATTTAGTAGACTTTGTAAATAATGATTCAGTTTTATACCAGCAAGCGACTGAGGACATTGATGCAAGAGTAGAAGAAAGACTTGCTGCTTTACAGGCTGAGTTTCCTCTGCATGAATACACAGAGCAAGAAAAAGCAACTATTTATGAAGATGTCCAACGGGACATGATTGATGCTTTTATCGATGAAGATGACGGCACCATTGCTCAATTATGGCAAGAACAAAACGGTGAAGAATTTAACCCTGAAGATTTACATGGTTTTATGGATGAAGTTTTTGGTGTTGAATTAGAAGTAAAGAACAGCGCAGGAGAACAAATTACTATTCTCAATTCGGCAACAAATAACATTTATCTTGATGGCTCAAGTTTGGTTGTGCAAGGTCAAGTTGCCGATGCTGATGGTAATTTTGCGGGAGAGTTCCAACGCTCCTTTTTTAAAAGCCAAGATAAAGAAGGCAATGAAATTTGGGCTGTTGAGCATGACCTATTCAAATTGGAAGATGAATACGCAGGAGTTGGATTCGGCTCTAAATTTATAGCCCAGCAAGAGGCTTGGTATGTGGCTGTTGGCATTGGTAGAGTCGATGTAGGCACAGCATGGGATGGCGCTCGCCATTGGGCTAAATCAGGATTCGACTTTAACGATAGATATATGGAAGAAAATGTGCGTGAATTGATTAGAGGTAGGGGATATGCCTCTGCTGATTTTGAAGAAGGTTCAGAAAACCGTGCTGAGTTTGACTCTTTAATTTCCAAAATGGTTAATGACTATAACCCAGTAGGAAATGCTGGTGGTTTCTTTTCTAGCCAACAGAGTTCCTATAGTTCAACAAAACCAATTGATTCAGAAGATTTTCCCATCCCTAATGATTTCTTAATGATTGGGTATGCGGATAGATTTGAAACAGGCACCAATCAATTTACTGGCAAACCTGTTTATTCATGGGCTGGGGCAAGATTGTTAGATGGGCTTCATATGAAGTATCAAAAGGGCTTGAGCCAAGAGGGACGCACAATTAATCAGGGTCCAATTGACCGCGATGGCGACGGATTGGTATATGACGGCACCCCTCGCGAAAAACCTGCTTCTACGGTAAACTAACCCTATGAATAGACAAGACAGATTAGACGCGTTATCAAAACTTCACGCCTCGATGCCTGTTGAGATGGAAGGCTTGCCTGATAATAACGAGATTGCTTTCTTGGACAAGGTAGTAGAACAAAAACTAATCTTAGTTCAGGAAACTAAATAAGGGTTGTAATCCCATCCGCTATCCTTAGCAAATGGCTGATATTGCCCCTAAATTAGTTGAGTTGAGCGTTGATAAATTGCGTTCGCTTCATGAGCGTTTGCACAAATCTAGCCCGACTGCATCAACCCTAGAAGTCCATCACCTAACTACAACCGAGATGGCTCGCCGCGGTATGGAGTTGCCAGTAAATGACGAATGGCAAAATGTCCGTATTCAGATTGATTACTTTAAAAATGTAGACCTTGAATCCTTTGCCTCTACTCTACCCGCAAGACAAATTAAGGATGTAATTAAGGCAACTGGAACCAGCGTTGCTGATGTCAGAGTTGTTTTGACCTCTATCGGTTATGCCATGGAAATTGCCCCAAATGATGCAGTCGCAAAAATGATTAAACATCAAAAAGATAAATGGGTTGTTTATGATTCAACGGGGACTCATGCGTTTGGAACATACGATACAAAAGAAGAAGCAATGGACCGCATTGCCGAAATGGAATATTTTAAAAAGCATCTCCAAGGGCAGCACGACCAAAAAACTCACGCTCCAAAATGGACGCAAGAAATTGTTGCTGCAATTGAAGCGGGGACTCATCCTGAAGTAAATCCTGAAGATGTTTCTGCAATGTTAAAAGGAATGTCTAAACTTACAACTCATCCAGATGTTACAGAAGTAAAAATAAAAGGAAAGTTACTTTTTGGTGACGAAGGAATGGGTATTGCCCGTAAAGATATGCCTCAAATTCCAGGTAAAGAAAGAGATAGATTCCTTTCAGAAATTGAAAAAACAAAGGGCATTACTCACGAAAAAGAAAAAGTAGACCCTGCAACCTTAAAACCAATTCAAAAAGAAGTTTCTGGTTCTCGCGCTGGCGCGATTTATAATAAGTTTGCAGAAGAAGGTGGAATTCCAAAGAATGAAAGAATTCTTATTTCCTCTGACGGATTTGTTGTGGATGGTCACCACACATGGGCGGCGGCAGTTGGATTCGGGTTTGATAGCCCAGGAACAGAAATTCCCGTTTACCGTTTATCTGTTACCGCTAAAGAGGCATTGGCTGTTTCTCTTGAATGGGCAAAAGAAAATGGTTATGAAGGTCAAGCAATTGATGCAAAAGTTAAAAAATCATTTTATCTTTTAGAACCTATGGAAAAGCATGGCACTCACGACCAAAAGACCCATGGCAGTTGGGCTACAGGAGCGGGGGTTCCAGCAATGGCACCAGATGTTGCTCCTAAATCAGAACGCTCACCTGAAGCAGTTGCTCAAGCAAAAGCATTACGGGAAAGAGCGTTAGCAATTGAACCTTCAGTAACTAGATTAATGGCTGACTTGGTTGCTCAAAGCGGCGGAAAACTTGAAGGCTTAACTCAACGCGTTAAATCAACAGATTCTTTGGCTCGTAAAATTGACGCCGATGCAAGTAAAGAATTCAACGGAGATAGGGCTGCTGCTGCCGCGGCTGTATCGGATGCAGTTCGTTACACAATGCTTGTTCCAGAGAGTTCTTATACGGATGGTCTTAACCAAACTGTAAAAACTTTGGAAGCCGCAGGATTTACTTTACGCACTAAAAATTTCTGGGAACCTGGCGACCCTTACGATGGCGCTAACATCAAAGCAAGCAAAAACGGCATCCAAGTAGAACTTCAAGTTCACACCCCGACTTCATTTAAAGTTAAAGAAGGCAAACTCCACGACATTTATCAGGAATACCGTGTAAGCCTTGATAACTCGGTCCGAAGGGCTGCCTGGGACAAGATGGTGGATATTGCCAAGTCAATACCTAGACCAGTCAATTACGCCGCTTTACTAGGCGTCGGAAGCCTTATTACCCAACAGTTCGAAACGGCTCAACAGGCTGGTTTGATAAAATCAACCCTGGTTGATATAATTTGGACAATAGAGAGAGGAGTAGCGGTATGCGGTATTTCGCAAGGTTAGACGGTAATAATCACCCCGTAATGCTTTACAGACTAAATCTTGATGTCCCAAATAGCATCATTGAAGAATCTTGGATTAACGACGCCTGGAGCGTTTCTGACCGAATTGTAGAAGCCCTTGTTACAGGTTCTATGGACTACGAAGAGTTAAGCGAAGAAGTAGCGCGTCAAATTTACCCTGCTGCCTTCCGCGACCTTACTAAATCTATTGGCTCTTATGAAGTTTCAAAGGCAGAAGATATGAAGCGCTACACATTGGGCGCTATGTATATCCCTGACCGTTTAGATGCTCATAGTGAATGGACATCTGCCGATGAATTGCAGCAAGCCGTGTGGACATATGTTCGCTCGGGTGACCGCAATATCCGCCTTCAACATAACCGAGAAATTGTTGCTGGAGAATGGGTTGAAGTTATGGCTTTCCCATATGAATTAACAGTTCCAGTTCAACAGATTGACGGTTCAAGGCAATCTCATACATATCCAGCAAATACAGTTTTTCTTGGAGTTGTTTGGGAACCGTGGGCATGGGAACTTGTGCAAAGCGGAAAAATTCTTGGCTATTCAATCGGCGGAAAAGCAGAACGCCTTTATGTTGATATGGAAGAAGTTATTAAAGAGGAACCAACTTCAGATGGTCCTTTAGCCTCGGATGTCCATATTGATACAATAATGAATCCAAAGAAAAAGAAGCCAAAGGTAAAATAATGAGCATTATTGTCAATGATGGAGATAGTAAGCCAATCAACTTAACTTCTTATGCAGTTAAGTTTGAAAAGGCTAAATCTCTAAAAAATGGCGATATGGTTTCATGGCAGTCATCAGGTGGCAAGGCTCAAGGGAAAGTTGTTCAAGTTGTATCAAGCGGTAAGATAAATGTTCCCGATTCAAGTTTTACAATATCTGGAACAAAAGATGACCCAGCAGTTTTAATCCAGTTATATCGTGACGGCAAGCCAACTAAAACAAAAGTCGGACACAAAATGTCTACATTGCGTAAGAGTGAATCAGTTGAAAAGCACGGTAGCCACGACCAGAGTTCCCATGGAGCATGGGCTAACGGAAAATATAACCCAGATGACTCTGAGGGCGAAGATGAGTCAGAGCCAAAGAATTATAAAGATAAGCCTAAAAAACTTCATAGCCATAATGATGATTCAGAAGAAGAATATGAAGAATTAAACGCTGATGACCCAAAATGGATGGATGACATGGACATTCTAAGACCTCCCGCTCGAAATAAGCGATGAAAACAATTATCGATAGCACAATCGAGATTCTGAGTTCGATGAATCTCGAGGCAAATAAGGTAACCACCCCTCCTGGCTATGCTGGATTATCAATTAATTTTCCAAATGATTCTCAAGCATTTTTTATTTGGACCAAAATGGATGAAGATGATTACCACTTTAGAATTGCTCGATTTTGGGCTAAAGATAACCCTTTTGCAATGTTTATATGCCCTGATTTAACTAGCGCTATTGCAAAAACAAAGGTTTTAATAAACCTATAAAAAAGTCACATTTTGGACATATGGTATTCTCATACCTGTCAAGACCCGAGGTTTTCCAACAGTCCATACTGTAAAGGGAGCCTCTTTTCGATAGGAGTCACATGGCTGGTCGCGCTCGCAAAATGGTGAATCTTGCCATTGAGGAAACAAGTGGGGTAGACCATCCCGCACACCTACACGAAGGTTGGCTGGTTATGAAATCTGCTAACGAATCTGAAGTTCAGAGTGTCTTAGACGAAACGCTCACCGAGGAGGACTCCAACATGGAGGATGTAACTACCGCGGCTGTTGAAGAGCAGGTCGAAAAGGCTGATATGACTATGGAAGAAGCAATGAAAAAGATTGCTGAACTCGAAGCCAAATTAGCAGAATCCACCAAGGAAGATGCTGCTGAACCAGCAATGGCAAAGTCAGTAGATGCTTCTGAGGAATTCTTGAAGTCCGCTCCAGAGCCAGTCGTCAAAATGATTGAAGATTTAAAGAAGGCTGCAAGCGATGCAATTGAAGAACTTCGCAAAGAACGCGAAGCGACAGCAGATGCAGAAGCAGTTGAAAAGGCAAAGGGATGGGCAAACCTTTCTCTTGATGCCGAAAAAGTTGGACCAGCGCTTCGTCGCTTGGCAGCAATTGATGCAGAACTAGCAAAGTCAGTAGAACAAGTTCTAACTGCAACTAATGCAAAGGCTGAATCAGCAGATATTTTTGCGGAAATCGGCAAATCCGCAGATTTCAAGAGCGGTGATGCTTATGGTCGTATGACAGCCATGGCAAAGTCTGCTGTTGAAGAGGGTGTTGCAAAGTCATTTGAGGTCGCACTCGCTGACATTGCTGTAAGCAACCCTGACCTTTACAGCCAATACCTATCCGAGAAAGGTGCCTAATTACCATGGCATATGAATTCAGTAATTACTCGGTAAAGGTCACCCTCTTAGCAGGTGCAGACCTTTCCGCAAAGCAATACAACTTCGTTAAGTTGAACTCTTCAGGTCAAGCAATTGCGGTTGCTGCTGATACCGATGTCCCAATCGGAGTTCTTCAGAACGCACCACTTTCAGGTCAAGAAGCCGAAGTTCTTATCGTTGGCGGAACAAAGATTGTTGCTGGTGCAGCAATCACACTTCCATCTGCAATTGGAACAGGTTCAACAGGAAAGGCTGTTGCTCTTGCAACAACCGATACAACAAAGTATGTAGTTGGAACTCTTATTTCCGCTTCTGCTGCTGATGCAAATGTTGTGACCGCCGTTATTAACTGCGCTAACGCAACCCGAGCGAACTAAGGAGCAAATAAAAAATGCCACAACCAAATATCAATACCGTCCACATTGACGCAATTCTCACAAACATTTCTGTTGCTTACTTACAGAATCAAGATAACTTCATTGCTGACAAGGTATTCCCAGTAATCCCTGTTGATAAGAAGTCAAACAAATATTTCACTTATGACAAGAACGACTGGTTCCGTGACGAGGCTCAACGCCGCGCTCCTGGCACAGAGTCCGCTGGTGGAGGATACTCTCTTTCAACTGCAACATACTCAGCAGATGTTTTTGCTTTCCACAAAGATGTAGATGACCAGACAATGGCTAACGCAGATACACCTTTGAACCCTCTTCGTGAGGCAACAGAGTTCGTAACTCGTCGTCTTATGCTCCGTCGTGAACTTCAGTTCGTAACTGATTTCTTCACAACAAGCGTATGGGCAACAGATGTAACAGGTGTTGCTGGAACTCCAGGTGCAGGACAGGTTAAGCAATGGTCAGATTACACAGCATCAGACCCAATCAATGACATCGAAAACGGAAAGTCAGGCATCCTATCTACAACAGGTATGGAAGCAAACACTCTTGTTCTCGGATACGATGTATTCAAGGCTCTAAAGAACCACCCAGACCTTGTAGACCGTATCAAATACACATCTTCACAGACAATCACAACAGATATGCTCGCGGCTATGTTCGATGTGCCACGCGTTATTGTTGCTAAGGCTGTCAAAGCAACAAACAACGAAGGTGCAACAGGTGCGTATTCATTTGCATTTGGTAAGTCAGCACTTCTTTGCCATGTTGCTCCAAACCCAGGTCTACTTACACCTTCAGCGGGTTACACATTCGCATGGACAGGCGTTTCAGGCGGACTTGGCGCAACCATTGGAACTTCACAGTTCCGTATGGAATCAATCAAGTCAGACCGCATTGAAGCGGAAATGGCGTTTGATAACAAAGTAGTAGCCAACGACCTTGGTTACTTCTGGACCACAATCGTCGCTTAATTAAGTTGAGTGAGGGGGAGGGTCTGTAAAGGCTCTCCCCTTCTTTCTTAGAAAAGGAATTTAAAATGGCTTTTAACCGCATTTCAAAAGGCAAAGTAATTATGGGCGGTCTTACTGTTCAATCAGACCTTCAAGTTGCCGATGATACTTATATCAACGGACACTTAGGTGTGGATGTTTCTGTAAACAATATTGCAGATGGTGCATCAATGGCATTTACTGCAACCGAACTTCTTGCAGGAATTGTTACAGCAACACCTACTGCGGCTCGCGGTCTTGCAGCACCAGCGGCAGCAGACATCATTGCAGCAGTTACACCAAATACAGCAACAGGTCTAGGCTTTGAGTTCACAGTAATTAACCTTGCGGCAGCGACTCATGCTCTAACAATGGGAACTGCAACAGGAACCACATACATTGGCTCTACAACAGTAGCAGCAGCAACATCAGCAACATTTGTTGCTCGTATTGCATCAGGCACAACAGTAGTTATTTATCGTAAGTAATATGAAACATTTTGTTCTCAAGAATTTCGTATCTAACGGCAAAAACCTTAAATACGGAGATATTGTTGATACATCCGATTGGATGCACATAAAAAATCTTGAGTCAATGCGTTATATCCGTCCTCTCACCGAGGCGGAAGAATCAACACCCAAGGTGACAAAGAAAACAAAAGTCGCCGCCGAATAATCGGTTGGGGGGCGATTCAGTAAAATGAGTCGTCCCCCTTTTTCATAGGAGCATTAAATGGCATTAGCACATGAACGCGTAACCGTTGCTTCAACAGCAACCCTTCTTTCTTCTGGCGCTGCTGGTAGAGATGGTCAATCACTTCTAATTCAAAATCCAAACACAAGCCCTGTTTTATACATTGGCGGTTTGGGTGTAACAACTACTAATTATGGCTATCTTCTTCCTTCAGGCGGGGAAATGTCCATAGAACTTCAAAACGGAGAAAGTCTTTACGGAGTAGTTGCTTCTACTAGCACAGTAAATATTATCCGCCAAGGAGTCTAAAATGGCTTTGCCAGCGTCACTTTCAACAGCAACCGTAACTGGAACCTATGTAAGTATTCTTGGCAACCCTATAAGTGGCTCAATTACTTTTCAGCCGCAAACAATTCTTAAAGAAACAAACGCAAATGTAATTATTATGCCAACATACATAACAAAAACATTTGATGCAAACGGCACATTTACAGTTGTTTTACCATGCACAAATGACACAGATATATCCCCTCAACCTTATGCTTATACAGTAGTTGAAAATTTTACTAACGGTAGAACTTTTCAAATGACTTTACCTTTGAGCCAGGCTGGTTTAACCGTCAATATGGCAGATATTCTTCCAGCGCTTTCAAGCACAAGCGCAGGTTCATACACAACAATTGACCAATATTCAGCCTTAAAAATTAGAGTTGATACTCAAGAAACTGTGCCAAATACAGTTTTAAACTCTTACACACTAGCCGAAACAGCAGCCGTTTCTGAGGCAAGCGCTTTGGCTGCCTATAATGGATTAGAGTCATATCAAATTTTCGGAACTATGTTGATGGGGTCATAATGCCTGCTGCCGAACCGTATGTCCCGATTGCAACCTACACATCAGTAGAAGCAAACTTTGCACTTATTGAAACATCGTTGGCAACCCTTAAAATATCTACAGATAATATAAATACCGCGGTGAATTCAGCGGCTTCTAACGCTGCCCTCGCTTCAAGTTATGCGGCAGTTCTCCCTAGCAATTTTATGGTTATTGGGTAATTATGGCACTAGCAGCAAGTTTAACTACGGTTACCGTCAGCGGAACATATGTAAATTTTGAAGGCGTTCCTATTGAGGGTCAGATACGATTTTCAACCACGGATGTATTAAGAAACGGAACTGATGACCAATTGGTTGCCCCAACTACCGTTGTAGTCCCTTTGGTAAATGGTTCGTTTTCTGTCACTTTGCCAGCAACAAATGACCCAGACATTTTTCCAAACCCTTTTGTTTACACCGTAGAAGAATCTTTTTCTAATGGGCGGGTTTATACAATTACCCTTCCATATACCGCTTCTGGAACTTTAGATTTGGCTGATTTAAGCCCTGGTCCAACTCTTTCAACCAATTATGTTGGTCTGATTGACTCAGTAACCTGGGCGTCGTTAGTTGCAGACATTGATGCGCTTGATGTTGCAGTCAATCAAGCAACAGGAAAAGTCATTGCTCAAGCGTATTGGCTTATCCCATACACCTACGCTACTTACACGGCTTTTAATGCTGCCTACGCCACTTACACGGCTATGAACGCAGCCAATTACGAAATCGGTTCTGCGGAACTTTCTTCAATTACGAGCGCGGCTCAAACCTCTGCTTCTAATGCACTAAACTACGCCAACCTAACAGCATCTAGGGCGGCTGCTACTATTAACCCATTGATGCTCTTAGGAGGAACTGATTAAATGGCAACAATCTATAAAACGCTGGGTCAAATTGCACCAGCCGCTACTACCCTAACCACCCTTTATACGGTGCCAGCATCTACCGCCGCTGTTGTATCAAGCATCGTCGTAGCAAACCAGTCATCCGCGGTAGCAACCTATCGCATTGCTGTGCGCTTGGGCGGAACTTCAATCGACCCAAAACAATACCTAGTCTATGACGCAGTTTTGTCTGGAAACACATCCATTGCCTACACCCTCGGTATTACTTTGGCTACAACAGATGTAATTAGCGTTTATTCTTCTTCAACAACTCTTTCATTTCAAGCATTTGGAAGCGAGATTTCATAATGTCAATTGCTAGTAGTTCCATTGCGGGAGTAGATGTAACCTCGACGAGTGCTACCGTTCTTTCCAATAAAACAATTGCTTTTGGGTCAAACACCATTAGTGGCACAACCGCTCAATTTAATACTGCATTAACTGATAATGATTTTGCAACTATTGCGGGCGCGGAAAACTTAACTAGCAAAACACTTACCGCTCCAATAATTACTTCCGCTGGAATCACTTTAAATGGTTCTACGGGAACAACAATTCTGGCTGCCTCTTCAACAGCAAGCGGAACACTTACGCTGCCCGCAGCAACAGATACAATTGCAGTTTTAGCAGCAGCACAAACATTTACAAATAAAACTGTAAATGGTCCAGCGTTCAACCAAACAGGAACCAACTCCGTAGGTTCTTTACCTGATAAAATCGGATTACTCTTGATGGGAGCAATATAAAAAATGGCTGCAACACCTACAGTTCTCAACCGCTCAGCGGCATCTTTAACTACAACTACGGTCCTTTATACGGTCCCATCCTCAACAATTACTATTGTTTCTAACATCGCCGTTGTGAATACATCAGGCTCAGCGGGAACTTTTACTCTTGCTATGGGTCCATCGGCAGGTCAAATTGCAATTGCAACAACAGTTGCTATTGCCGCAAACTCAACTGTTTACATTGATTTAAAACAAGTTCTTGTTGCCACAAATACAATAACAGGTGGCGCATCTGCTACTTCAATCAACTTCCACATCAGCGGAGTGGAGATTGTTTAATGGCTGTCAATATTTTTCCGCAACCAGCAGTTGGTCGTAATGCTGTTGCAACTTTAAACGCAACACATCTTTCTTCAACAAACTTCACCGTTCCTGCTGGAATTACTGAAATTTATTACATTGCAGTAGGCGGAGGCGGCGGTGGTGCATCAGGAAGTGCTGGCGACCCTGGTAACAACTATGGCGGCTCTGGCGGCGGAGGCGGTTCTGGCGGAGTTAGTCAAGGAGTAATCAATGGGCTTCAGCCTGGAATTACAATTCCAATTGTAATTGGCGCGGGTGGTAACGCAGACGGCTCAGGCGGCACTACTAGAATTGGTAATCAAGTTCTTGGTATAGGTGGAACTTCTGGTAATAATGGCGGTTCTGGATTTTCAAGAGGCAACGGCGGAAACGGTCAATCTCTCGGCGCTTTTGGAAATGGACAGCCAAACGGCGGTTCCAATGGAATTCCAGGTGCGGGAAATCCATTTCCTAATTTTCTTGTTCCACCAGGCGGCGGCGGTGGTGGAGGTGGTTCTGCTGGTTCATCAGGAACAGGTGGTTCTACTGGCGGTAATGGCGGTGCTAATGGTGGCGCACCAAATTATGCTGGAGGTTTTCCAGGAAATGCAGGAACTCGCGGCGGTGGAGGCGGCGGCGGTGGAGGCGGCTATACAAACCCAGGTGGCGGCGGTCCTGGCGGCGCTGGCGGCTCAGGTGTTCTTTATCTTTATTACTAACAAGGAGATTTAAATGGGAATTCAACAGGTGCCTGCTGCTTCAACTAGCAGCGTCCCTACTTTAAGAACCGCTTATACATCTTCAGGTTCTACTGCTGTAGGAAACATTGTTGCCTGGTTTATGGCAATAGGCGGTGGCGGCGGCGGCGGCGGCGGCGGAGCAACCTCTTTTGGTCTTTACTGGATAGTAACCTCACCTATATCTTTAACAATTGGTGCGGCTGGAACTGCGGGTAGCGCGGGCGGTGCTGGCGGTGCTGGTGGCGCAACTACAATTACATTCCCTAACCTAACCCTTACAGTCAATGGTGGTTCTGCTGGAGCGCTTGGTGGGGTAAACGCAACAGCGGGCGCGGGTGGCGCAGGTGCGGCAACTGGCGGTGGCGGTGGTGGCGGCGGCGGTGGTGGTGCGGGTGCTTTTGGCATCGGCGGCGGCGCAGGCGGCGGTGGTAGTCTTGGTCTTATTGGGAACCTTGGTGCTGGCGGTCAATCAGGTAACAATGGCGGAGCAGCAGGTGCAGCAGGCGGAGCAAACTGGTTTGGCTCTACAGGCGGCGGAGGCGGCGGCGGCGGTGGCGCGGGTTCAGGCTCGGGAACTGCTGGAGTAGCGGCAAACGGCGGCGCAGGAACATGGAATAGTGCTGGAAACGGCGGCGCGGGCGGCGCTCCAAACGGAGCGGGCGTAACAGGCGCAGCGGCAACTGGATATGGAAATGGAGGCGGCGGTGGAGGCGGAGGCGGCTCAACATCAGGTGCAGCATCAACAGGCGGAGCAGGTTCAACGGGTGCAGTCCTTATCTACTGGTAAAAAACCTAATCCAGAAGATTTGGATTACAAACTTTACGCAGTAGTTAAAGATAATATTGTCTTAGGTTCTACCTGGGAAATACCAGAAGTAAAAGAAGATGGACTTGAATTTGTCTTAATGACATTTGATAATTCACCTGCTTTTACTGGCGGGACTTATAAAAACGGAAAATTTTACCAAGAAAAGGAACAATAAATGGCAACATTTGCAATTGTAAAAAACAATGGAATCGTAGATAACATTATTGTGGCTGATTCATTAGAAGATGCTCAATCTGTTAGTGGTGAAGGTTTTGAGGCTATTGAATACACAGCCGAAAACGGAGCCCACATAGGTTTATCTTACGATAAAACAACTGGGGTGTTTGAACAACCGCAGATACTTGCAGTTGAAGAAGTTGTAAATCCAGTAATGCCCGACAAAGAGTAATACTCGTTAATTAATGCTAGTATCTTTGTGTGAGCAAAACATCAGGCATTAAATTTATTAATGAGTTGGGGCTGGATTTTCTTTACCCTCCAGCCCCAACTTCAAAAATGCTTCCTGAGTGGTATAAAAAAACTCAACCCTACATAAATGATTCAAAAATTCCTTTTTTTGATTTTAGTTCAACTACAAATGCGACAATTAAAAGATGTTTACCTGTATTTGATATTTTAACTGCTGGATATTTTATATTAACTCCCGCTGATATTTATGTTACACATGAAGAGGATTCAGATGCTCCATATTATAGATGGGCGGGCGGCGAAGGAATTGGTTTTCACCCTGTAATACAAGCAGAAAATCACCCAGGACAAAATGGGTTTCCGTATCCTAAATGGATAAATAGATGGATTATAAAAACTGAACCTGGATATTCCACATTAATTCTTTCTCCAGTCCATAGAGATTTGCCTTTTGAAACTTTGCCTGGATTGGTCGATACTGATATTTATTATGGCGCAATTAATTTTCCTTTTATTTTAAAAGACCCAAAATGGGAAGGCTTAATACCAGCAGGCACTCCAATTGCTCAAGTTATTCCTTTTAAAAGAGAATCTTATGAAATGTCAATTGTCCCCCTAGAATTAAAAGAACATCAAAAAACTGTAACAATGTTAAAACTTCATTTTGCGGATGTTTATAGAAAGTTTTTTTGGGCTAAGAAAAAGGAATATAACTGACGAAAAAGCCATCGGGTATACTGAAGCCTTCTAGGTAGGAGTTCACATGGCAGGCACAACCACCAAAGGTTTTAGATACCCAACCGCAAGCGATGCTCCAGCGGTTCACACGGCTATCTTTAACTTAGCAACCGATGTTGATACTAAATTTGATTCTTATTTAACCTCGGTTTTAATTTCATCTACTTATTTAACCCAATCTAACGCCGCAGCCACTTATTTGACTCAATCTTCGTATACATCTTTAGCCTCTACCGCCAGACGCAATGCAGAGGATTACGCCACAGTTTCTTCATTTTTGGTAATGTCGTAAATGACTTTTACATATTCTGGCGACCCAAGCACCTCGGTTCGAAACCGAGTTCGTTTTCTTTTAAGTGACACTATTTCAGCCGACCCTTTATTTAGTGACGAAGAACTTGATTATCTTATTACCGAGTGGGGAACAAATATTTATGAAATTTGTCGGGCGGCGGCGGAAACGCTTGCCTCTAAATTTACTCGCCTTGCAGATTCAACTTCAAAATCAGTAGGTGACATATCTGTATCTTTGTCTTACAGCGCAAAGGCTTCTGAATACCAAGAACTTGCTGCATCATTTCTTGCTCGCCGTTTGCGCAAAAATCCTCCTGGACCTTGGGCAAGCGCAGATAACCTAAACAACTCTGTAGACCGAGTAGTGGACAATTACAACACCGAGTTCTGGGTTGGTCAGTTTGACAACCCAAACAATATTCTTGACAAACGCATAGTCGAATAGGGGTAGCCAATGGATGCTATCTACAATAAAGTAGCGGAATTTATGACTGATACTGTGGTCTTTACACCAAAAGCCTCAGTTGATAAATATAATAAACCTACTTTTGGTGCTTCTAATACAAATGTAACTGTTACTGGTCGTTTAATTTATGACACCGTAAAATCTAAAGATGTCCAAGGTATCGAAGTTGTTGATATTGGAAGATTTGTCACAAATGGTCCCGCCACTACAATTACGGTAAATCATAGGATGGTCGCTGGGTCTGACACCTTTACAATAAATGGAGTAGACAACATCGCAGACGAAAACGGAGCGCATCACACCGTAATTAGATTTGGGCGCTAATTATGTCTACAATTACATTTACCCTTGAGGGTGCAGATGAGTTGAAGCGTATGTTGGCTATCAGCGGAGAAAATGCCCCTAAAGCAACTGGTCAGGCTATTTGGGAAGAAGCCAATAAAATCTTTGCTAAATCACAAGTTTTAGTCCCTGTAGATACTGGTGTTCTTCGCGGTTCTGGAGGAGTTTCGGCTCCTGGCTATGAAGGCAAAAACCTTTATGTAGATATATTTTATGGAGGACCAGCAGCACCCTACGCTTTATTAGTTCACGAAATCCTGGGCAATTACCACAATCCCCCAACTCAGGCTAAATACCTTGAGCAACCTTTCATGGAAGCCTTACCAAGTATTCAACAAAATATGGCGGCTAGAATTAAAGACTTAATTTCAAGGAGTGCTAAATAATGGCTACAATTTTAGAATCTATCGGTGATTATTTAGTCACGAACTCATACGGCACTCTTGGCACAAACATATTTCTTCAAGTTATGCCTGAAACCCCAGATGCTTGTATTGCCGTATACGAAAATTCAGGCTCGTCCCCTGCTTTTACTATGGGTTCAGGTGGAATTGTTATTGATTACCCAATGATTCAGGTTGTTGTTCGCGCCGCCCGTGAAGATTATCCAGCCGCCAGAGATGTCGCAGAGAACATTCGCAACTTGCTTGCTCCGCTAACTAATGTCACCATTTCCTCGGTAAATATTATGCGTATTGAACCAATGGGTTCTGTGAACTTTATTGGTGTCGATAACAAATATCGCCCCCTAGTGTCGGTAAACTATCGATGTCTAGTGAGGAAGTAAGCATGGAGCCACAGGCTCCCCTGGAGAGAGTGGCAGACCCTTATGGAAGAAATGCAACGACAGACGAGTTCCAACGATGCTGGAAATGCGACAGGCTCCTCTTCGAAGCGGCGTCCCGCCCGTGGAGCATCCGTTGCCCCAGATGCAAGTCAAAAAATAAATCAGGATAATTTTCTTTTAGAGTTGGATTCCCTTGTAGGACAAGGTAAAATTCAAAAAGGTTGTTCTGTTGGTGCATTAACAAACACCATGGAAGAACCAATGAAATCAAAGTTTAAAGCCGCCTTGGTTAATCCAAATGTGCAGTCCGCTAGGCTCGCAGAACTTCTAGCGCAATATGACATTACGATAGGCTCTGATGTTATGCGCAGACATAGAAGAAGGCTGATGGGCAAAGACGGATGCAGGTGTCCACTTGAGTCTTGATGATGCAATTGATAATCTTTTAAAAACTACTGAAAACCAAACTACCCAAGTAGTTGAGTCGCGTAAACGCAGCGCTGATTGGACCCCAGGTGTTTCTTGGGATGGCGTAGAAGGTTTAGTTACAACCGAACCAATGGAAGGCGATACGCACCCTGATTGGTCAGGAGTTTTGCGTATGTGGGGCTTGGACCCCGCAAACTTCGCAGTCGTTGAACCCGTCCTGTTTAATGTGTGGGGTGACCCTTTGGGCATACTCAACCGCCAATGGAAAGGGAAGGTCGTTCGAAAGGGCGCGAAAGAACGCGCCGATATAGACCATTTGATTGAAGATATAAGAAAACATAAACCTCGCGCTAAAAAAGAAATTACAGGGAAGGCTAGTTTAGTGGTATGTGCCGCAGACTGGCAGACTGGTAAACGCGATGGCGACGGACTTAAAGGTTTGGTGGGGCGTTGGCTCCAGGCTATTGATGATGTTGAAACAAGATACAAAGAACTTAAAAAAATGGGACGACCAATTGATTCAATTACAGTTCTTTGCCTTGGTGATTTAGTTGAAGGTTGCGATGGACATTACGATATTCAGACATTTACAGTTGAGGTAGACCGCCGCGACCAGGTAAAAATTGCTCGCCGTTTATTGCGTGATGCGCTTATTCGATGGTCAAAGTTTGCCCCTGAAATTACCGTTGCCGTAATTGGCGGAAACCATGGCGAAAACCGTAAAAACGGAAAAGCCTTTACAACTCTCAATGATAACGATGATGTAGCCCTTGTTGAATCAGTAGCCGAAATTTTTGCTGCTAACCCTGAAGCCTACGGTCATGTTCGCTTTGTTATTCCTAAAGAAGAGTTAAGCCTAACCGTAGAAGTATGCGGAAAAATCATTGGAATAACCCACGGTCACCTCGCTCGCTCGGGACAGGGAGTTGAGAGCAAGTTACGCCGATGGATTGCTGACCAAACTCTCGGGCGGCAGTCCATCGGTGATTGCGACATTTTGGTGTCAGGTCACTATCATTCACTTAAATTGGCAGATTGGGGCGGAGTCAAATGGATTCAAGCCCCAGCACTAGATGGCGGGAGCGTATGGTGGCGACAATCAACGGGCGAGATTGCGGATGTGGGAGTTCTGACATTCATGGTATCGGAAGCAGGGATGAGCGACCTGCAACTACTACGATGAACGACCCACGCGATATAGCCGCATATGCGGCAGAATTGGTGTCTGGAGAGCGCCAGGAGGCTTACGGGCATCCACTTGATAACTTTGGTAGGGCAGCCCAGATTTGGTCCGTCATACTCGATACAGAGGTCACTCCAGAGCAAGTAGCGCTGTGCATGGTCGGCATGAAGATTGCCCGCGAAGCGCACCAAACTAAGCCAGATACGGTAGTTGATGGAATTGGTTATTTTCTAACTCTTGCCATGATTAGAGAAGAACGCGCCCGAAGAGAGGGTTGATTATTTAACTGGGGTTTGGTATGCTGTCCTTGTAAGAAAGGGGATAGAAATGGCAAAGCCAGTTGAAAGTTCAAAGCCTTGCTTTAAATGCGGGCGCCAGGTTGTCAAGTGTGAGTCCAAAAGCGGCAAATTTTATATTGCCAGCATTGAAATTGTCAGCAGCCGTTTTGCTGATTACACAGATGGCGGTAAGGCTATCTACCCAGTTCACGAATGTGACGAGCGTGAAATTGTTAAATACCAAGAAATTATAAAATCCCAGTTAGAAAATGGCGCAATAGTTAAAGGGCAAAAAGTTGTGGTCGTTAAAGGTCGCAAAGTTGCTAAGGGAACTGAAGGAGAAATCTTTTGGCTTGGCTACGAAACCTGGAACGGCGAATCCGTTTTGAAGCGAGTTGGAATTGTTGTTGAATCAGGGGAAAAGTTCTTTGTTAGTTCAGATTATGTTGTAGCAAAGGTTTCGGTCTGATAAGTTATTTCTTGTAAAAGCCCTTGGATGACGGGGAAGCGTCCAGGGGTTTTTTCATGCCTAAAATTTCCTGCTGATACACTTTGATTACTGTGCGCTAGTCGCCCCATCTTTATCGTTTGCCTTCGTGTCCGAGTGACCTAAACGGTTATATGGGGCTACCCATGTGCCGTTACAAGGAGGCAAGATGGCAAGTTATCGAGTTTTAAAGGGTGTTGATTACCCGCCGAACAAACGCGCTGAAGAGGGTCAAGTAGTTAATGACCTGCCAGCAAACGCAATTTCATGGCTCCTAGAAATTGGCGCTATTGAAGATTCAAGCAAGCCAGCCAAGAAGGTTGAAGAACCAAAAGTTGAAGAACCAGAGGTCGAAGTAAAAATTGAAGAACCTGTAATTGAGCCTGTTATTGAGGCAGAAGGTTTTGACCCTGAAGCAACAGACGGTGATGGCGATGGATTTGTCCAAGACGGAACCGCACACCAACGCCCAGTTGAGGAGATTAAATAATGCCTACATTTGTTCACGGTAAAAATGTAAAAGTTTTTATTGACCAATATGATTTTTCTGCCTATTTTACCGATGTAAGCAATTCTAATTCTGTTGAAACTGCCGAGGTTAGCGCATTTGGCTCACCCGCCAAAGAATACATTCCTGGATTAAAAGATGGAACTATATCTCTTAATGGAATGTGGGAACCAACTACCTTAGTGGGAACAGACGAATATTTTGGCACCGCATTTGGCGGCGCAGCAAAAGAAAAAATTATTGTTGCACCAGCAGGACATAGCCTTGGCGCTCGCGCCATGATGCTTGAGTCCGATAATACTTCGTATGAAGTATCGGCTCCAATTGGAGATGTTGTTCAGGCAAATGCTGAGTTCCAGTCATCGAATGGTGTGGACCACGGAGTAATTCTTTCTGCTGGTTCTGCTGTAAGTGCAACTGGAAACGGAACAGGCGTGGACAATGCCGCAGCATCCACTAATGGTGGAGTTGCGTTTCTATCCGTTCCGACAAATACTCGAAACGGAACCATTATTGTAAAAGTTCAGCAGTCAGCCGACAACTCAACTTTTACAGATTTGGTGACTTTCACCACAATTACAACCTCTCAAAAGATTTCCTACAGGGTTGAAGTTGCGGCTGGAACATCAGTAGCAAGATACCTGCGAGTGTCCTATACAGTCGCAGGTTCAACAGGTAGCGCCACCCCAATCGTGGCTTTTTCAAGGAGATAAATAAATGCCTACATTTACACACGGTAAGTCCACCTCATTTAAGGTAGACAATGCGGCTGGCACACTTACCGATATTTCAAACACATTAACCGATGTGTCATTCCCACAAACAGTTGAAACCGCCGAAACCACAAGTTTTGGAAGCAATGCAAAGACTTATGTTGTTGGCTTGTCAGACGCAACAATTTCTATTTCTGGAAATTTTGATACAACAGTCGATACTCACCTTTCTGCAATTACTGGACAGACCGCAACAGTTACATATGAATACGGTCCTCAAGGAACAACAGCAGGAAATGTGAGATACACAGGAGAAGCAATCGTAACTTCATACGAAAAATCTGGTGCAGTTGGCGATGTTGTGACATACTCTCTCGAGTTGCAAGCAACTGGCGCAGTAACCCGCAACACATTCTAAGCAAAACAATTTAATAAATCGTGACCAACCTAGTGTCCAAGGAGAAACAAATGAGTTTAAAAGAATCAATCTTTAGTGCCAATGACATCACAAAAGAACTTGTAGAAGTTCCAGAGTGGGGAGTCGAAGTAGAAATTCGCTCCATGACAGCAGCAGAACGAGCCAAGTTGGGTGAAGGCGCAGCAAAAGGCGACAAAACAGATGTCGGTCTTATGTATGCCATGACAGTTATTGCAACCGTCTATGACCCAGCGACAGGTTTGCCAGTCTTTACAGACCAAGATAAAGAAGCCATCCTTTCAAAGAATGGCGCAGTAGTTGAGCGCCTTGCTACAAAGGCACTTGGCTCATCTGGTCTTACAGCGGAGGCGGTAGACGAAGCGCAGGCACGATTTCCTAAAGAATCCAGAGCGTAGATTTCTTTTTGAACTAGCAGAAAAATTGGGTAGGTCGGTGGCTGAACTTCTTTACGGGAGTCCAGCACACCGCCCCCTCACAAGTATGGAATTAACTGAGTGGACCGCGCTATGGACTCTCAAAGCAAAAGAGCAAGAGAAGGCAGAGCGTAGGGCGAAAGCGAGGCGATAATGGCAGAAACTCCAACTATGGAAGTTCGCGCTCGGCTAACCGCTGAAACAGCACAGTTTACAAAGGGTATGCAACAGGCTACCCAGTCGATGAATCAATTTACAGAGGGTAGTTCTCGCCTCCGTGGTGCAATGGTCGGAATTGGCATTGCATCCGCGGCGGCTACAACTGCAATCATTGCTTTAGGAACAAAAGCGTTCATGGCGGCGGCTCGCGTAGATGAGTTAGATGTTGCAATGAACGCTGTTGGAAAAGCAACAGGTCTTGGCTATCAGGCAATCAGAGATGCCGCAATAGCAACAAAAGACATGGGTATCGAGATGGAGATTGCCCAGCAATCAGCCATCAAATTTGCTCAAAACAATTTAGATTTAGCCTATGCCTCTCAGTTGGCTAGGGCGGCTCAAGACCTTGCCGTTGTATCTGGAAAGAACTCAACCGATACATTTAATATGCTGACACACGCTGTTATCACAGGGCGAAGTGAAGTTTTAAAATCAGTTGGTATTCAAAAATCCGCTGGTCAAATGTATGAATCATTTGCAAGAAGTATTGGAAAATCAGCAAGTGCTTTAACCTATCAAGAAAAGCAAACAGCAGTTGCCACAGGAGCGCTCGCAGAAGCGGCTAAGGTTGCTGGAACATACGAAGCGGCTATGCAAAGTCCTGGAAAAGTTCTTCGCTCGTTTTCCCGTATTACAAATGATATTCAAGTATCACTAGGAAATATGCTTTTAAAGGGTATTGGTCCTATTGTTTTCCATCTTTACGAATTTTATAAATCTTTAAGTAAGGCTATTGCAAACAGCGTTGTCTTTAGAACCGCTATCGAAGCAATTCAAATGGTTCTTGTAAAACTAACTACTCCTGTAGTTGATTTTCTAAAAAAGATGAAAGATATGGTTGATAATCTTACAAAAGTTTCAACAGCAGCAGGAGAAGTTAAATCTAATTTTGACCCTGCTGGAACGGCAGTTAAAAACCTTGCATCAAAAATTGAATTTGTTTTACCAGCACTTGCGGCAATGACTGCTATGTTTGCAACATTTGCTGGCGCTCAAATTTTTTCTCAGGTCCCAATTTTAGGTAAAGTTCTTGGCGGCTTGGCTGGTCCTATCGGAATTATTACGGTTGGTTTAGTAACTCTTTACTTGACTTCAACACAGGTTAGAAATGCTGTCAATAATCTTGTTTCTGCTTTTAAACCGTTGCTTCCCGCTTTAACTCAAATTGGAAAAATGTTTGCATTTGCTGGAGGAGTAGCCGTAGCAATTTTAGCAAAAGCCATTAATATTCTTGCATCTATTATTAGCGGAAGTATTGCCTTTGTCCAAAAATATGCGTCAGCATTTAAAACATTAGGCGTAGTCATAGGAATTTTAGCGGCTGGTTATGCTGGATACCGAACAGCAATCCTATTAACAACAGCGGCAACTTGGCTCTGGGGTGCTGCAACTACTGCCGTCACAACAGTTACTAAAGCCCTAACTACAGCAGTTCGACTACTTAATTTAACTTTGGCTTTTAATCCAATTCCATTAATTATTGGATTAGTTATTGCTCTTATGACCGCTTTTGTTTACTTGATGAAAACAAATGAAGATTTTGCAGCAGTTGTAAGTAAGGTATTTAATTTTGTAATGGAAATAACTGTTAAAGTTTTTGCTTGGATTGTTAAGGGGATTGGATATGTCCTTCAATCTTTTGCTAGTTGGATGCGGATACTTGGTTTCTTTGCAGAAGTAGTAGCAAAAGTTTTTGAGTTTGTCATGGATGTAGTAATTACTTACTATCAATTACAACTCAAGGCAGTAAAGTTTGTTATAGATGCTTTTATTAAACTTATGGAAAGCCATGGAACTCTTTATGATGTAGTTAAGGCTATATTTAACGGCATAATAAAAGTTATTTCTCTAGTTGTTGAGGGAATTTTGCGTGTTTTTGCTTTTATAGTTGGTGCTATTGCTGACCTGGTTGGAGTATTCAATACCTTGTTTGGCGGAGTCAAAAAAGTATTTTTAGGCATATTAAATGTTATGGGAATTGTCGGAGCGGGTATTTTTGGAGTTCTTGACAAGATTGCTGATGGAATCGGTCAGTTCCTTGGCTGGGCTTTTGATAAAATGACAGCATGGATTAGAGGAATTGCTGCGTTATTTAGCAAGATTCCTTTCATTGGCGCAATGGTTTCTGATGCAATCAATAGTGGGTTAAATGCCACACGAAATGTTATTACAAGTTTTGCTTCTGGAATGGTTGGTCTTGGAAAGTCATTGTTTACTGGCATTATCGATGGGGCAGAAAAATCGGTAAATGTTATTGGTGGTATTGGCGCTGGAGTTGAAAAAGGTTTAAGAGCAACAGAAAAACTTTTAACAAATTTTGCGGTCAAAGTTGAAGAATTTGGTGGCAAGGATAACGGCGCAAAAATAATTGATGGGCTAGTCAAGGGTGCAAAATTAGCATCTGGGGCTTTAGGAACCATGATTAATGCAATGCAAGATGTAAAAGATTTCGATGTGGCTCGCACAGTTGGAAATTTTATTGATGGTATTGCTGGCAAAGTAGATAAAGCAGGAACTTTCTTAATTGGTCTTTCTACAACTATGATGGAATTTGCCGAAAACACAGATTTTGCAGCAGCAGTTGGTAATGGTATTGAAGGATTTATTACCAAGATTAAAGACAGCCTAAAAGAAGGACTTGGTTTTGGTGACATTCTTGCTGAAGAAAAAAAGAAATACAACGAAGCCTCAAAAATAGATGATGGAACTAAAGCGGCAGAAGATGCCGCGGCAGCAGCGGACCGTATGAAAGCCATCCGTGAGGCAATGCAGCGAGGCATTGATTCAATTAAGGGGGTTTTGGACGACCTTCGTAATGCGGCAGCCGATTTTGCTAACTCTCTAAAAGACACAATTATTGGATTTGCTGGATTAAAGGGCATTGAGTTGCCAGATGGATTTATTCCACAGGCTAAATCTCTTATTGAAAATATGCGTATGCGTCTTGATAAGAGCCAACAGTTTGCTCAACAAATTGCCACACTTCAAGCAATGGGCTTGGACTCAGGCGCCCTTAAAGACATTATTGAATCTGGACCAATCAAGGGCGCTCAACTTGCTGCATCAATTCTTGGCGGAGGAGCCGAGGCTATTGCACAAATCAACTCTCTGCAAAAGGCTATTTCATTTTCTGGTGCAGCAATTGGTCAATATGGTGCAGACGCGGCATACAGCGGTTTAATCAGCAATGCTCAAACTCAGTTAAATGCTTTAACTCAGGCTGAACTATCAACACGAAATTCGGGAACTAATCAATTTATTCAACAAGGCGCTTTCCAGGTTGTTGTTAATACTTCAGGTGCCAAAGACACAGAAGAACAAATAAAGATGATTACAGATAAAATTGAAGAAACCTTTGCAATTTTGGCTAAAGAATTGGCGGCTAAGTAATGGCTACATATGTTTTACGCCCAAACGCTAACTGGAATAACAACGCTGCTTTTACAAATACAGGTGGCGCGGCTTCTCATCACGCTGCCCTAGCAGATAATAGCGATTCAACTTACATTATCCGCACCAGTTCGACGGTTCAAGCCGCTTACGAAATGGAATTGGGAACTACAACTTTGGCTGCTACCGAAAGAGTTGTTTCAGTAAACCTTCGAGCCAAACTTAATGTGGGGACAAACGGAATTGCTCAGTTAAGCCTGGGTGTAATTACAGACCGTAATGGTCGCACAGTTTATTACTCAGTCCCTTTTACTAAACAAAAAACATTTGCTACTGCAACAGTTGATGCTTCTCTTTATCTCACTACCGCTCCAGATGGCTCAGCCTGGACCCAAACTCTCATCGATAATTTAGTAGTCAAATTCCTAGACGGCGCTACTGCATCGGGTGACCGCTCTCAACTTATGGAAGTTTATGTTGATGTCTTAACAACTGCTCAACCAACCACAACAGTTACGGCACCTTCTGGAACAATCTCAGACACATCTTTTCCAGCAGTAACTTGGACTTATGCGGATTCTGACGGCGATATTCAATCAGCCTATGAAATCAAAATATTTAGTGCTGCTCAGTATGGGGCTTCTGGTTTTAATCCAGAAACTTCGTCCTCTGTTGAAACTACAGGAATAATTATTTCTCCAAATAATGGTCAAACCCTTGAAGTAGATTTACCTAACTCAACCACTTACCGCGCTTATGTTAAAACCGCACAGTTGGTTAATGGTTTAAATTATTTTAGTGAATGGGCTTATAGCCAATTTACTATGGGCATTGATTCTCCAGCAATCCCAACAATTGCAGCATATTATGATTCAAATGACGGTTCTGTTGCTGTAACTGTTTTTGGAAGAACAAATGTTCTTTCTACAAACCAGGCTTCTTTTGAAACAAATACAGATGGTTGGGTTGCTGTAGACAACTGCACAATTGCTCGAACCACCGCTCAAGCAAGCGATGGAACCGCTTCCTTATCTTTGACATCTGTTGGCGCTGGCACTATGACTGCATCTACAACATCTGCAACAAAATTTGCCGTAACCGCAAACCAATCCTTTTCCGCCATGGCTGAATTTAGAACTGCATTTTCTGCTCGCTCATGCTCAGTTGGAATTATTTGGCTTACTTCAGCGGGCGCCGCAATTTCAACACTTTATGGAACAGCAAGTGTTGATTCAAGCAGTAGTTGGGGTCAAAAAACAGTATCAGG